TCAATATGGGTCTAATCGACGAGGATTTAGCTATAGTGAATCTTTTAAGAGTATTCAAAGAGAGGCTAACTTCAAAGGCTGTACAGGAAGCCCGAGTCATGCTCTATGTATTAGCTGACGAAGACAAATGGATGACTGAAGACTGAAGGCGTATGAGAATGCCATTGCTCCTTCTGTTTCTAACTCTCATCGTAGTGCTACTTAATTACTCGCACTCAGATGACATGCCTCTATCTGAGAAGTACAGACAGGAATGTGGATGAATGGTCATACGGATGAAGAAATCTGGACTCGTATATGAGATAATAAGAGATGGCTTTGTATTCTGTCGTACCAAGGATGAGGAATTTGCAGCTGAGTTATTAAGGAGTCTGAGCGAGCTTGAGAGAAATCTGGACAGAGAAAGGCGTAAGGATAACAATACATAAGGCTACTCAAATACTCAGATGCAATGGGCATTGTGGATTTGATATCCTGCCTGATGAACAATATGTCGAAGTGAACAAACCAATCGAGACCAAACTGGGGATATCCTATATCACGAAGAGATACTGTCTGGGGTGCTGGAAGGTATGGAAGCACGAATATCTAAAACGCTCGTAAAGATACTGGAGCTACTCCTCTTAAGAGATATAAGAAAGCATCAAACTTGCCGGGATTGATGCCGATGCCTCGAAGGAGAAAGAAGTCTCACTCAAGACTCGGAAAGATATTTGAACAAGAGATAAGTAGATCACTTAAGGCATTCAAGAACAGGCATCCTAACTCGTTCTTCTATTTCAGGATAGCTGATACAATGAGTTATATACAAGTGCCGAATGTGATCTTGCCTAAACAACCAGCCGACTTTGCGGTTCTCCATAACGGTACATTCTATTTAATGGAGTGCAAGAGTATGCACACTGATAGATTTGATATGGAACACTTACCCGAACATCAAAGAGAAGGGCTAAGTCAGACCGTGAAGGCTGGAGGCAGGGGCATTCTCTTATTCAGCTTCAGGAAGAAGAGACCTATTGAATGTTATGCGGTACATTATTATGACTACAAGATTGTTGAGGATGCGTTTAGAGGAGAGAGAAAGAGCGTACCAAGGGATGCGATAGAGAGAGTCGGAATCAAGCTTGATAGGATTCCGAGAATAGGATGGGACTTATCGAAAATATTTATAACTCATAAAAACATGATAAGAAAGTGATGAACATGGACATAGAAGATGAAATAGACAGAATATTGAGGAGCAAGCCTAACGTACTGAGCTGGAGATACGATTTGACGAAGAAAGTGCGAGGAGAGGATACTGGAGAGCCGTGCATAACCGTATTTGTGGCGAAGAAGGTTAAAGCTTCTGAGCTGAGGCCTGACGAACTCATACCTCCTGAACTGGACGGAGTGAAGACTGATGTGATAGAGCTTTCCGCTGAAGACTACGAACTCGGAGAGACTAAAGTAGGCAAGTATACTCCGAGCATACAGAAGAGGATTGCTGGAGGAGTGAAGTAAAGTGAACTGGCGCCCTTTCTGCACCTCTGTGAAAGACCAGGGTACATGTGGCTCATGCTCAGCATTCGGCACGATAGCTGCATGGGAAACTCTGATAAGGATACTGAATAGAGATCCAGATTTAGAAGTGGACTTATCCGAGAGCGATTTATTTGCATGCGCAGGTGGAGACTGCTATACAGGAGCTTACATGCACAAGATATTGAATCAAGCGTTGGAAGGCGTATGCAGAGAAGAATGTCTCCCATACAAGCCGATCACGAGAGAATGTGGAGAAGATAGATGTGAAGAATGGACCAAGGGTGCTTATAAACTAGCTGCATGGAAATACGTTTACGACGAAGAGGAAATGAAGGAATTACTTGAGACCGGACCAATAATAGCGACAATAGAGGTACACCAATCCTTCCTGCACTATAAGAGCGGCGTATACCATAATTTAGGAGCAGACGATCCAGTTATAGGATTACATTGTGTGGCAGTCGTGGGATGTGACGACGATCTCGGTGCGTGGCTCATAAAGAACTCATGGGGTGAGGATTGGGGCATGAATGGATATGCATGGGTGAAGTATGGAGACAGCAAGATAGACGATACAATGTACTGCATAGTCGCTGAGCCTGAGCCAATAGAACCACCTCCTGAGCCTAGCCCCGAACCACAACCAGAGCCAGAGCCTGAACCACAGCCAAGTCCTGAGCCAGAGCCAGAGCCAGAGCCAAAGACGCTTTGGGAATTATTCATAGAATGGCTAAGACAGATCATCGAGAAGTTATTTTTCTTCTTATGATAACTTTCTTGGGTTCAGGGCGATTTCGTATTAGTCTCCTGGGCGCAATCTCTATCTTATAGAGACCCAACTTCTTAGCTATCTCGAATAATTCCTTATTGGAAGGCACGCCATCGAACTCTATCTCCACTTCATCCCCTCTTTGTATAACCGCTTTTATCGGTGTATCCACTCGGAGATCTCTCTCATCTGCCTTATACTTACTGAATTTGATTATGACCATTAAGACCACTCCTGGAATAGATCAAAATAGTATAGGCTCATGGTTCTCTGATTATTTATTATTTTACCTGATAAGTATATCTCTATGCTTGCATCTCCAGCACCAGGCAAATTCGTGGTTTCTGTATGCACTAGCGAATCATCAACGTAGTACTTAATAGATGTACCATACTCATATCTACCTTCTAATATTACCTCCGTGCCTGCAGTTATAGTGCCTACACTTGTCTGATACCTCGTAGAATTTACATCTTGAAAAGCATAAATAGTACTACCATCTATTATGAAACCCCACTGATCGAACGGACTAGCAGCATTATAGATAGCTATCCTTATTGTCTGATCAGTATCGTAATCTGGTAAGAGCCTGCATTTAAAGCTTGGATTTCTGTTATTATTAACTATGGTGTCAGAGGATGTTATTGAGGCACTTGTGACATGATCAGGATCTACTCCCGTATCAAATTCAAGTTCTCCTATATTTGCGGTTACTGTCTGATCGACACTCCATCCATCCAGGCTCTCACCCGTAATCCTGATATGATACTTGAACTTGTAAGATATTTCGGGATGCTGAGGGATCCATCTTGAACCATCGCTATAATACGTTCTTCCAGCATCGTCACCAGATGTCACATAGACGTATACACCCTCGTAATCCGAGGCTGAAGGCAAAGAGGATACTAATCTGGGCTTCTTACTTGAAGTACCATCGGGTATATTATCAAGATTGGGATAAGTTACCTCAATGCCTAATTTATCTAAATCCGAGAATTCTTCTCTCAAGTAATCCATTACGCTCTTTTCTTTAACTTCAAGCTCAACATCAACCTTATGCGGATACTTCGTTATCCTCTCTATCTTATATGAACCAGATAGACCTCTTACTTCGTCTTCTACAGTTATCGTATCACCAGAGCTGAGGGATACTGCATCCTCCAGATCAAGCGTTATCTTGTTCCCGATTGACGATGCATTCAACTCGGATAATTTCTTAGAAGCAATATTGCCGAGAGTAGTAACATCAGTTGCATGCCTCTCAAAGAAGACCTTAACCCTATCTCCTGCATCAGTGCTGGCTGATGCTTCTATCTCATTCCCATCAGCATCATATCCTTTAACTATCACCTTGTTATAAGACTTAGCTCTGTCTATCTCTCTCCTGCCGATAGCTGTAGGAGTGAATTCTCCTTGATCAGATCCTTTATCCCCTATGTTGAATGTAGTACCATCCGATGTCCAGTAGTCCTTATTCAGTGCATAGGCTAAGAATCTAGCCGCTACCCAACAATCCGTATCGGTGAACTTTATCGATAATGCATCGCTAGGACATTCTCCTGCAGTTACCCCTGCATCAGTACAGATATTAGATAATATGGTACTAGCTGCAGTACTAGAATAGGATCCTGTATGCGTCTTACCATCCATATCATAGTATACAGAATCATAAGCTATGCATCTTAAGATATTCACTTCATATTTAGCACCAGTAAGCGTACCTTCAAATATAGTCGTACCATCATACTTGATGACGACAGACCTATCGGTACTGACGAGATCCCTATTCTCTGCATTATTAGCTAAGAAGAAATAAGCGTATACTATGCCGTCTAATTCATCAACTATCTTGTCTAGCTGAGCATCCACAAGGTCTCCGTCTACATATATTTCCCAAGCCATTCCTCATCTCTCATCTCATCGCTATCTCTTGTAGACCTTATGATACTTCGAATAAGTCCTGAGAGCATTGTGTGCACAGTCTTGTGGCCAGTCTTCGCCGTTTCCAATCGGCACGATTAAGAGGTAATCAACGTAAATCGAGTTTGTAGTAGTAGTATCTTTGACAACGCCAAATCTTACAGTGTCTCCTGAATCGTCGCTTGTCAGGTCAAATATTATACCATAGTATGCAAAACTGCTAGTTAATGTCTTGTAAACTTCATCATTTTCTTCATTCAGATATCTCGAATCCGTGGTATTGTAAACGCTGAGACGAAAGTCATTTGCTACTTGATTTGTATCTTTCACTCGCCAAAACGCCCAATACCTTCCTTCGGGCAGTTTGTTGAGCACGTCTGTTAAATCTAACCAACATGATTCATTTTGTGCATCCAACAACACTGAGTCTCCACTGTCGTCTGTTTGTGAAGTATCAGTAGACGCCCCTCCAAAAAGCGTCATATCCTCGGCTTCCTTGAACAAGTTCGCAGCTTGGCTGAAGGGGTTTATGAAGATATAAAACGAGCAACCAGATTCTGTTGTGTCATCAGTTCCTTGATATTCAAGTCTTGAACCACTCATCACTGCAAACCGTTTATTTCCAATAGTAGGTTTTTCGTTTGATGCAAAGCCTAAGATATACGCATTATTCGCATCGTCAAAAACTATCATAAAGTTATCAGATAAAGTGGTATTGTAACTATCAAGATTTAAGTCATCATCAGCTATTCCAGTATTTTCAGCATCTCCTGTGTAACCCCATCGTAAAGCAACAGATTCCATAAGTTTATGCTGCACCCGTTGTGAAGGGTATGAACTCAAGGAAGTGATCTCAACGTAATACTGACCTCGGTTCAATATCACTGTACAATCAAGGTAGTAATCACTGTTTTGTGTTGAAGAATCTTCAAACCTTACATTCACTTGGACTGCGTCTGATGTGATGCTCACTATGTTTTTCAGGAATGGATATGTCAAACTTTTGTTGCTAGTTACTTCATAAGGAAAGTAATAACATCCTTGAATCCAACTAGAGCCGTCCCAGTAATAAAGTTTGAAGCCATCTCCTACGCCTTCATCAATCCACAATCTTATCAGTCCATTCTCTACTACACAGTCTCCCACAAAATCATAGTATGGATCCTTAGATAAGACCCGTCTCCACTGCGTCTCATCTGAATCATAACCCATAGTATCCCATACTTTCACGTCACCCTTATTCACATCGTCATCGTCAAGATCATAGCGCACCTGTATATCGTCTGGATAAGTTACGCGGACGAAGTCGGATGAAACGGTGCGGTTAGTGGTTTCGTTAGTTCTAAAGGAGAGATGAGGGTATGCTGAATCTATAGCTAAATCTAATGAAAACGGACTCCCTGTAACTTCATCAGTTGACTCATCGACTGAACCAGTTCCGTCATGGTAATAAATATGTGTGTGATTATGACCTGACTTGTTTTCTTCAAACTTAAACCTAAAAGTCCCCTCGGCATTAGTCACATTAGTTAATGATAAGAGATCGGTCGTTGTTCCGTTAACTTTCTTTCTTAAGAGGATTTTATAAGTCGTGGTGTCCGTGTAAATATAAGATAGTAACCAGTTGGAATCGGAATCAGGATCACCATCGTTATCATCAGACAAATACAATGCGAAAAGAAACGTATCTGCGGAAGAATGACTTGGTAACTTCAGATGGACATCAATTACTAAATCATCAAGAAATGGTATTTTCGACTTTGATGATATCCATCCTGCTCGCCAAGTCCCTGCCGCATCACTCTTTCCTGTAAGTTGCAACTCTCCACTGCTTATCTTCGCTGTAAACGGTCCCTGTATGCTTCCATCATCGCCTTTCTGCCATAATCCTTCAAGCACTTCGCCTACAAATTCATCTCCACCAAACAGTGGAATTATTATTTCATCTCCATCTTCGCCACTCCTTGTGAAAGTCCAATCTACAGGTACCTCTACTGATCCCTTCTTTATCTTGATGTTGTACGAGCCAGGTGGACAAGCTATCTCATAATTAGGCATGCTCACTCAGCCTCCAAATCCTCGTTAAGCGGTACTAGTTCATCTGCATAGTCAGCAAACAGAGCTAATCTCTTCTGCGTCACAGCTTTCTTGATGTATTCTAGGAATTCCTCTCTGCTCCCAAACTGAAGCATCTCATCTATGGTCTTCTTGATGGTCATCCTATGCACTTCATCTCTGAAGTCGAATTCTACCTCAAAGATTATAGTCGTTCCCTCACTGCCTATGGCTACTATCTTGAGCATATCATCACCTCATCCTAATCGTTACAGTGAGACTATCATCCACTTCTATTGTAGCTATGCCTGTTCGATTGAGTTCTTTGATTAGCCTTTCAAGTTGAGCTTTTGTTATTCTCACTACAATGTGTTCATATTCTGCCGATTTATCCATACTTGACACCTCATATATTCCAATCATTCGTGACTGTGCTAAGAGAAGTTACCTCATACCCTCTTATATGCGTATCCGTATTGCCAACATATATCAACTCAAATCTGAGAGACTCTATGAACGCTATGGGACTCAAGCTCTCTCTTCTTACATTCTGCAGCTTATAGAATCCATTTATCTTATTACTATATTCAGTACTTATTACATATACAGGTTGTACTAATTTATTATAAGATAACTCAACTAATGAGGCGCTTATTGAGTCGAATTCTGACTCAGTCTTGATCCAGCTTTCCACTTCTATGTCTCTCTGGATACTATAAGATTCAGAGCTAATGTTGATCCTCCCTATGCTGTCTCTAAGCGGGCTATGGCTAAGGTTGCCGAACGCGATTCCGCTTATCCTCACATCCTCAACTGGTCCTACATTCATCCTAGATACCACTTATGCAACTCTACATATATATTTACATGAAAGAGATAGCCATCAGGGTACATCTCGGTCTCTATCTCTTCTTGGGTAATCCGACTGTAATCCACATTTCCACCTAGCGTTCTATCCTCTACAAGCTTCGAATAGACCTTCCATCCCAAGTCTCTAGCCTCCTTCATGCCTATGCCATGCGAACTTGCGGAGAAGCTTTCTACAACCACATCAGCCTCTAGAATGACTGTATCCTTGCTCACCGTAGCTTCTTCTAGTCTCTGATCCGCAATCTGCAAGTAGACTACGGGATACGAGCTGGGTAACTCTTCTCTGAATCCTTCTATAACTTCTTGTAGAGTACCATCAGTAACCAGCTCATCCAGCTTACTCTTTAACGCATCATACATATCGTCTATTATCTCGTATACTTCAGTCATCTAGATTCCCCAATCATTAGTAACCGAACTCAGACTTGTTATCTTAGAGCCTTGGATGTAGGATCCTAATCCTCCATATAGATATAACTCTACTTTCATAAACTTATAGCCAACGAATCCAGCCTTCGTCACCTCATTCACTCCGCTTACGTAATAGAAACCATCGTATTCATCAGCTCCTGTGAGTCTGATTGGCTGAATATCAGTATTCCTCTCGATCTCCGCTAGAGAGATAGCATTATTATCTGAAAGCCATACTTCAAATGAGACGACTGCAGGCTTCGACCCTAGAGAATATAAGAATGGATTCTGACCTAAGATGGTCACTGATTTCAGAGCTTGAGAAGCCTTCTTCGATACCTTTTCGGGATTCCTCTCAAGATCTATGGGTCCTACAGTCCAAGTCATCGCCTTACCCTCCTTATCGCATCGCTTAACGCATCAGTAACTGCATCTCTTACGGTATCTAAATCTAACTCACTAGATATGGACTCTATAGTTATGGGAGCTGAGATATTGATGTATTGAGTAGCAGTGGTAGCACCAGGTACTCCCACTCCTACACCTCCAGTGATACCGAGATTAGCTCTACTGAAGACTCTTTGAGCTTCTTGTACGCTGTCTATCGCATAGGAAAGATCTCTTGCAATTACCCTGCCTATCGAATGACCATACATATCTTCGATTGTCTCTCCTAATTCTTCCTGACTCTTCTTAAATTCTTCAGTCTGCTGAGTGACGCCTCCAAACAATCTCGTAATCCCAGACACAAAATCAGTGAATCCTTTTCTTAGACCATCAATCCAATCCAAGAAACTCTTAAATGCTCCTTGTATGGCTTCTATGGCACTTAAAATAGTGCTCCTGATGGTGTTCCATGCGTTATCCACAGCATTCCTGAAATCCTCATTCGTATTATAAAGGTAAATGAGAATACCAATCAATGCACCTATCGCAATAATCACTAATGCGATGGGGTGTGCAGCCAAGAAGCTGAACATCGAGCCTAATCCTGAAATAGCCTTAGTCAGTACACTTCCGATAAAGCTTCCAACTTTGCTAAATACTCCAACAAGAGTGCCGAATGCAGACTTAAGAGGACCCGTAATGAAGCCTACTACTTTACCGAAGCCTCCCCTCAAGAAGCTTAAAGCAGTCCTGAATGCCCCGATATGGTCTTTAACAAAACTGAAGATTTTGGGCAAACCGCCTAATAGTCCAGAAAATAATTGAAGAGCCGGAGTGATGAAATAGAGAGCCATGCCTATACCTGTTAAAAGCATTGCGAATGGTGCGAACATACCTGCTAATCTTGCAAGAAATGGGATGAGAGGCTTAATCCAATTTAAGAAGCCTAAAAGTAGCGGTCCTATTTCCTTCAAGCCTTCAATGAATGGAGGTAAAGCAAGCTCGATAATTTCTTTAATTGTTGGCAACCACTGGATAAATATTTTAACAAGCTCAGTCAAAGCAGGGATGACCGCTGATTCAATGATAGGAGCAAGAGAAGCTATCATATCACCAAGTGCAAAGAAAAATTGAGAAAGAGGTTCACCAGCTTGAGTCACTAAGCCTATCATAGCAGATTGAACATATTGAAAAGCTCCTTGTATCTTCGGTCCTTCCTCTATTAACGCATCCATCGTCCTTTGTAAGAATTCTTGTCTTTCTCCCGTAAGCTGTCCTGTAGCCGCCAACAAACCCATAGAAGTAGCAACTGTATCAAGGGATCTCTCCCATCTTGTCAGAGCATTTATGGCAAAGTTTACGGGTCTGAGCATCCATCTCGTTATGATCCTGCCCATCATCATGAGCCTATAAGCCATCCATGAAAGACGCCATCCCAGAATATTAATTCTTCTGGACCATCTTTCCATCCTTTGTGAAACAGATTGGATTCCCCGTAATTGACGATTCAAGATTTCATTGGTAAGGAGAAGGGCTGGTGCTTCTTTTTCACCAATACTCTGAGCTACTTCCTTTGCGATCTCATTCAGTCTTGACATTGCGATTCGTAATTCGTCTGTAGAAAGACCAGATTTACGCAGTTCCCTCATAGCAATCTGTGCAGTTTTTACAAAATCAACGTATCGTGCATCAAGACTTCCGACGGAAATTAAAGCTCGTTGCATTCTATCACTTAATTCTGCAAGACTTGTTGCACCTTCTGCGGTTCGAAAATTAATTTGCTGGAATGTTTTGCCAAATTCCCTCATTTTAGAAATAACAGCAGAGGTAGCCTGTGCAAGGGCTGGAAATCTCGTTCTTATTTCATCGATGCTTTTCGCTAGCTTTTCCTTGACTTCTGGATGTTCTTCCAGCCATCTTACTATTACATCCACTCTTCTCTCAGACATACAATCCCAGCCTCGCCCTCGATCTCCTTATCAATTCTTTCGTACTGGTAGGCTCAGTCACATCTGCCTTACTGAGCACGACAGCATCAAATAGGAGCCTCTCCACACTTCCACCTTCAAGCTCTACTAAGTCTGAAGGTCGAATGTGGAGCATTACGCTCATGTTAGCTACTAGCCTTCCTAGTGGTCCGTCTGCGAAAGGAGCGCCTAAGCCTCTGTCCCGCCTCACCTATCCCGCTGAAGTCCATTATCTCGAATATGAGAGTTATCTGGTCGCCTATATTTATCTCGTTTATGCCTAACGAATTTTCAGTTGGTTCTATTGTCACCTCAGGCTGTGCCACTCCGTTTGGTAACAATATCTTTGTAAGTTCAGGAAGATATTCAGCGATGTTCTCAGAACTCAATTGTGTAGTCGGCATCTTCCCGAATACCTTCTGAAGTTCATTAAGCGTAGGGATGTCTATCTGCTTTATCTCGAATACGGCGCCGGATGGCAATTCGACCAGCTTTGTGGATGGAGCCTTCTTCCTATACTCCTTAGGAGAAATCGGCTTTTGTACCAGTTTAGTTCACCTCCTAAGGAGCTGACTTGGTATTGACTATCTCCACCTGTATCGCATAGCCACTCGAGCTATCGTATAGGGCTTCGAATCCTAACCTCTGTACTATCCTGCTCCTTCTATCGAAGTTAGCCCTTGATGTATCGAGCCTGCATTTAGGCAGTGTTATATGCAAGCTGTAGTTCTCGTATCCAGCGCCTGAAGATCCTGTAGAACCTCCAGTACCTATGAGCTCTATCTTCACGGTTGAAGGGCTTTCTGACGGTTCTGTTGCACTGGCTGATCCGTAGAATCTCTGGTAGTAGCTCCAAGCTGTAAAGGCTATGTCCATCTCTCCAGTTACTTCTCCTCCTTCAAGCCTCAGCGCTGGTAGAAACATATCGTTGAGCACGAATGCATCGTCTGGTATCGTATTGGATATATCGAGTCTGAATGCTTCCACCGTCGCAATCGCAGAGTCTTCCATCTCTACGCTTGAATTGTTGAATGGCAGTGGAGAAACATTAGCGAATGTAGGGCTTGTTGATGAGGGGCTTATCAAGCTTTCTTTTGCTCCAAGAATGCCTATTGATGCGGTTATAGGAGATCCAGCTTCAGCTTCTAGCCTCATTGAGAGTATTCCAGTGCCAGCTATCTGTCTGGAGTAAGTCGCAGGCGATTCAGGGAACACTTCAAGCGTGTATGAGGGCAGTGATGTGGCTGGAGTTATCGTGTGCTTGTATGCAACTACTGGGGATTGACCGTCGTCTGATGTGGAGACACTTCCGAGCAGTCCTTCGAAGAACTTGCTTATACTCTGTGCATCCACGTAGAGGTCTATAGAGCCTGTCTCCTTAAAACCTCCTGGAAGCTTATCAGTGGCGAATCTGTATCCTGCTTGTTCGAGCTTCACTCGATCCCAGCTTGGCTCTATGCTTTCGCTTATTACATCTATGTATTCGGTTACTGATACGGCCGTCCTGTAGGTCGATTCCTTTCCGATCCCTATGAATCTCACCATCTCTTTCTTTACCTCCTATGATTCTCTACTGAGCTATCTCATATATAGATAGCTTCAGCGAATCTTAAGCCACCTCCCTATTTCTTCAACCGTTATATCATCAACTCTTTTGGACAATCTATCTCTAGTTCTCTTGCCAAATGAATTTGCTTCAGTGCCAGGATGATGCAGTACAGTCCCAGCCCTAAAGAATAAATTTTTCTTGCCTTCTCTCATAGCCTTGTCCTTCAAACTAAGAGGCTTGGAAAGAATTATATCGTGAGGTCTAGTTCCTCGTTCAGCTGCAGCTGCATACTCGGCTTCACATTTTATATGAACTTCTCTATCCATGATTCGAGTTTCATAATGTATAAGTGATTGAAGAGCACCTGTTCTCACGGGAGCCTCTTCACGCATGATATTCTCTCCTTCTCTGCCGACCCTTCCTAGAAGCCTCTGCCAAAATCTCTCGTCATCTCTTAAAAGCTCTGGTAGCTCTTCCAGACTCCTGTCTATAGAATACTCTACGTATACTGACAACTGCCTTCTCCATCCTCACTCATCATTCATTCATTAAGTAATCGATGCTCGAAATTATTTAAGGATTTTGGTGATTAATTTATGAAGTCACTCGTATGACTCTTGTATCCAACTCTATGAATGCATAATAGAAAATGGCTGATGCTATTCTTCTCCAAGAATATGAAGTCCTTAGTTCTTCAGTAGTCTGAATATCAGAATTCCCTAAAGTCCTATCACTCTCCATCTGGTCTATGATTTCTCCTACAAGATCGATTATGCTGTTTAAGTCTGATTCTGTACCAGTTCCCTTATGATGGATCTCTATGCGCCAGATGAAGTGATGGTATGAGTGAGAAGGTCCGCTCATCTCAGGTCTATCTTCTCTCAACCTGAGGAAGGCCACAGGATAGCTTACCCCTTCTAAATCCTTAATATAATCAGCGAAAGTATTGGATGCACTGAATGAGGATGTAGCCTTTATCATATCTAAAAGCGAAGTCTTTACTCCCTTAAGCGTATCAGCATATCCCATAGTTCATCCATTATTCATAGATAAGCGTGTATATATAAGACTTGCTGGATAGATTATTTATAAATATATATTAAATTAATATGTTATTCTAAACTTGTATAGTAGAACTTAAATAGCAGTTTGTGTTATTAGCGATTGGTGATCGAACTGGTCGAAGGAGTTATCTGGTTCAATTATCCCAGGTCATTTAACTACTTGATGACACATGGAGAGGTATTCACCCTCAGGAAGACGATTAAGAGCGGCGTTTACGTGGTGCTATCCAGGCTCATACTTAATCCTCCAAATACAGGCAAGACAGCCAGAGTGGAATATCTAGGCAGAATCTTTGGGAAAGAGGACTTGGAGGACTATGTGCGGAAATCTGGCTACCAAGATGCAGAAGAATGGATGGAGAAAGCTAAAGACGCCGTGCATCTGCATAGAGTCGTCCTATTATCTACATAGGAGGATCTAGAAATGGTACGAGTATGCAAGACATGTGAGCATCCTGATGTTGTGGAGATAAACGATTTATTGCTTAAAGGAGTCCCCATTCGAGTAGTAGCTCAGAAATTTAACTTGCCATATCACTCAGTACAGAGGCATAAGAAGAATCATTTGGCGGCAGAGATAAGACAGCTCAAGAAGATGAAGAAGATAGGGACGGATAAGAAGATCCTCTCCACGCTTGAGTATTACGACCAATTCTTAAAATATTTCAGTGAAAATCCAGATAAATTCTTTGAACAAATGACCCTTAAGGAATTCTTGAAGATCTTGGAGGATAGATCGAAGCTATTAGGAGAAGAAGTATCGCCCCCAAGGATTGAAATAGTATGGGGAGCTGGTCTGAACGAGGAGCTGAAAGAAGAAGCCTTCAGGATCACGATTCCAATTAAGAAGGAGAAGAAAGAAGATGACTAAATTAACGAGAAGATGGTCAGAGGAAGAGGTGAAGATTCTTAAGAAGCATTACGGCAAGATGCCAACTCGAGAATTAGCAAGAGTACTGGGCAGATCAATGAATGCTGTAAACCAAAAAGCAAGGACACTTAACTTAGCATTTCCGAGAGGGAGTATGATAGACTACGAACTCCTTAAGAAGCTAGAGGAGATTTATGAAGGTTGAGCGAGAAGTGGACGCCTCCCGCTCGCCCTAGAGAACTGACTCAAAAGTTCAAACGAGTAGTAGCATTCGTAGCTGATACTCATGTTGGATCTAGGTATGCAATATTTCCGCCTGACGTTATCAGTAAAGAAGGAAATGATCTTAGCGCATCCAGAAATGCAGGGCAAGTACTTCTCTACGAGTACTGGAAGAAGTGGGAAGAAATATGCGATGCTTGGGGAATAGATACTGTCATCTTATTAGGTGATATCATACAGGGCAACAATCCTGCAGGAAGAGGAATTGATACGATAACGACGAATCTTGATGAACAGAAGGATGCAGCTTATCTCTTATTGTACAAACTATGTACTAATAAGATAGTACATTGTTTATCTGGTACTCCTTATCATGAATCCATAGATACGAGGATACATTATGATCTGACTAAGGAGCTTGAGGATGTTGCAGAAGAAGCTCACTTCCACGGTTTGATGGCTAATATCAGGCTTAAGGGCACAAATCGAATACTCAATCTAGCACACGGCGTATCTGGAGCAAGCATCTACAGAACTACATTGATGGATCGAGAAGCATTATTCGAAGCTGCAGCTTATGGTCTTGGAGATTTGGAATTCTTGCCTGATGTAGTGGTTAGAGCGCACTGGCATAGATTTATCCATATACATTTACCTAACCAACACATACTTCAAGTACCAGGATGGTGTGCATGGTTTCCGTATAGGGGCACGATAAGGCTGTATGGTAAAATGCAGCCTCACATTGGAGGTGTCATACTCTTCATAGACGAGCAGGATAGGATACTCATACACCATTACCTATTTAAGCCTCCCAGGATATCTGATTATCTTAGAGATGGATAAAGAAATACTTCAAGTGCTCAAGGAAGAGCGCAAGATATTGAAGATAAACAGGATACTTAAATCGTTATCAGCGCATTATGATTTCATTGAGTCAGAAATTGGGGTAGAAGAATGTCGATCCAGCAAGTAGTGATAGACTATAGACCGCATCCAGGTCAAGCTCAAGTGCATAGGAGTAAGGCTCGATTCAGGGTTGTGAGAGCTGGTGCCAGATGGGGTAAGACCAAGATGGGAATCTTTGAGTGTCTCTGGTACTTGGGCAAACCCAAAGCGAAGATATGGTGGTTAGCTCCCTCTTGGTCTGAAGTATTGGTTGCGTGGAGGATGTTCTTAGAAGAGGTGCCCAAAGCTCTGATAGCGAAGATAAACCATTCTGAGAAGGCTATAAAGATGGTGAATGACAGCTGGATATGGTTCAAGAGCACTGAGGATTACGAGCACTTAAGAGCGCAGGGTCTTGACTTCGTAGTCTTGGATGAGTGTGCAAGAATGAGGCGTGAAGTGTGGTTTGAATGTGTCAGACCGCGCCTTTCAGATCCCGACAAATTCGGCAAGGCATTGTTCATTTCCACTCCTAAGGGCTTGAATTGGTTCTATGAAGTATACATGATGGGCAAGATAGAGGGAAGTGAGTGGGAGAGCTTTCATTTTCCCACTTGGACTAATCCGTACATCGATCCTAAGGAGATAGAGTCTGCAAGGAAGGGCATGCCCGAGAGGCTCTTCAGACAGGAATTTGGCGCTGAGTTCTTATCTGATCTGGGTTCAGTATTCAGACTCAGGCGCAATCCTGCAACTAATAAGGTCCTGAACATTAAAGGGGACTTTGAGCCTCCATCCTCAGACAAGAGTTACGTGGCTGGCGTAGACTTCGGCAAAAGGACTGACTTCACGGTTGTCATCATTCTGGATGAGCACGGTCATCTCGTAGCATTCGATAGATTCAAGAGCGTTGATTGGCCCCTTCAAGTTAAGCGGGTCATCAACCTCGTATCTCAGTACAATGCAGAGCTATTCGTCGATTCTACGGGATTAGGAGATCCCATATACGATTTTATACTCCAATTATATCCAAGAGTAAAGCCTTACTACTTGAGTCCAACAAAGAAGGTAGCTCTGATAGACAACTTAGCATTGATGCTGGAGCAAGCTGAAATAACGTTCCCTGAGATTCCAGAACTCCTGAACGAGATAGAAGTATTTGGAGTAGAGACTACGTCTAGTGGAAAGCATAAATATAATGCTCCTAAAGGGTTCCATGATGACTGTGTTATTGCATTAGCGCTGGCTGCGTGGGGCTTGAGAAAGGGATCGACTATACCTGGCTTCGCATTCATGGAATGGTAATAATAATTTAATATATCGTATTAATTAATATGTAGAAAGCTTTTAATCTACGAAGTATTATTTTGTTTAGGGAAAGGTATGAAAAAACGGATATTCTATGCTGATAAAGATGGAACCGTAGAAGCGCTGGATATCAAGATAGATGCTGCACCAGAAGACATAAAAGTCTTAATTAATGGAATCGATATAACAGAGACCTTGGAAGTAGAAAGAGTGGAGATAATTCTGGAGAAGAAGGAAGAGGTGTAATAATTGCCTTGGGTAACTGAGAAGCCACCGACAGCCATCGAGAAGTCAACGAGATCCGTAATACCGTCCTACCATCTCAGTCCCGAGCCTCAGCTCAGGATACCGAAATGGAATTACCCCATGATCTACAGAGTGGCTGAGGAATCGTGGCTCATCCAAGCTATTGTAAGAGTCATAACTCAGGAAGTAGTGAGACCTGGATGGAGGCGAGAGCCCAAATTCAAGTCCAAGTGCACTGCGTGTCAAGCCGAGTTTCAGGAATCCATCGCTGAATGTCCCATCTGCGGCAGTAAGACGAGACCACCCAGTCAAGCACAGGCAAGGCTCTTCGATAGCCTCATCCAACACCCAAACTCTGATTATTCTTTCGGCGACTTGTTAAGAAGCGTGATCTACCACGACGTAATAGCCGATGACTGGTACGTCTCCATACTGCCAGCCAAGATGAAAGATAAAGACGGCGACTTGCAGATAAGACCAGCAGAAATTCGTGTAGAGGATTCTCGGTACTGGGTACCTATAGCTGATGAGTATGGGAGACTCGGTATAGACGAATATTATTGTCCCGTATGCTACACACCAGACACATACTATGACAAGCCAGGAAACTGTCCTCAATGCGGATTGCCTCTTGAACGAACGGCTTACGTACAAGTCGTAGATGGTAATATAACCGCTAGATCCTCTGAAGACTGGATGGTTCATGGTTCTACTGGAAGGGTACTGCCTGAATTACACGGCAGGCCCAAGCTCATAGCAGTATGGGATCTGATACACACTGTTAAAGTCATGGATGAATACAACTTAGATGCTTACAGCGAAGGAAAATTGGGCGGCATACTCAACTTTCCGGGCTATAACAAGGATCAGATAAAAGCATTACAGGCTGAAATACAGGCTGACTTGAAGAGGAGAGAAGTGCAAGATGTAAGCGGCGTCATGAGGACGAAGAAGACGATAAGGACGCTTATGCTCGGATCTGAACAGCCAATACAGTTCATCAGAGCAATGCCAGCACTTGATGAGATGCAGTCCCTCGAATTCTACATGACTTATATCCAGTCAATATGCTCAGTATTCGGCGTGCAGACAGTATTCCTAGGATTGCCCACGAAAGCCACAAGAAGCTCTTCGGTTGCACCTTACATCAAACTCGAAGTGCAGAACAGGACCATCAAGGAGATACAGAGGGATAAAGAGGAAATGTTTAACAGCTTCTTACTGCCTAGATTCGGCATTACTGATTGGTTATTCAAATTCAATCCTATAGAGGCTAAGGATGCGCTTAGAGAAGCTCAGATAAGACAGATAGACGCTAATACGCTATTGACTTTGAGGAGTGCGGGATTCGATGTGAGATTCAATGAGTATGGTAAGCTTGTTATTCCTTTAGAGCCTACGTTATCTGAAGTTCCTGATAAGAAGAGACCTAAGAGGAGAGCCAAGCAGAAGCCTAAGGTTAGTGATGCAAGTGAGCAGGTGATAGCTGGAACGACTGTAGAAAGATGGCCTCACGGTACGCGTGGTGAGCCTGAATAATGAGTCTCTTACTTAAAATACAAGACATAAGTACGTACAATCCTAATAAGTACAGTACTAAGGTACTTCAGGACGACTACAGGATAGCATTTGCTTGGTACTCGTCTAAGAAACAAGGGAAAAGGCTTAAGCATTCATACAAAGAGATAATAGATATAGCCACTAAGATAGCTGAAGAATTACATAAACGAGGCATAGAGTTTCATCCTGAGAAGTATAATGAGCATGGAAAGGAGCTTTTTCGTAAAATTTCAAGAAGGCTGTCCAGAAAGGGCATATATCTTTCAAAAGCTTTAGACGGTCTCTATCTCGTAGAGCCTCATGCTCGGCTTATATGGAAAGGCATAAAGACACTCATAGTCAAAGCTCGCAGGTTCGAGAACCTCCTACACCATCCCATGTACCTGTGCGGCGATAAGGTATATGGGATAATCACCCTTACAGGGATGGCTGAAGTAGACGAAAATGGATTTCAGAACTTGAGAAAATACCATCTTGTAACGGATAAGGAGGCGAGGGATTGGTGGGGTGACAGGGTTCGATACTACGTCTACAAGTTTAAGTTTAAGAAGTTTGAAGAGCCTAAGGAATACGTGAGACCTCAGGGTGCACAAGTGAAGATTAACGATGTTCAGATAAAGAAGATGAAAAAGCCCTTCGCTCATCCTCTCGGTAAGGATAGGCAAGTGCAGATCTTCTTGGAGAATATTCCTCCTCATAAGGTCTATGTAGAACCATTCGCTGGAGGAGCTTCGTTATTCTGGAAGAAGGAACCTGTAAGCAAAGAAGTACTGAACGATATAGACGAGAGATATGTGTTTCTATTAAAGTTCCTGAGGGATGCATCCGATGAGCAGCTAAAGAAACTTAAGAGCATGGATTATACTCCATCCGAAGAGAAGTTCGATAAGCTTAAGAAATTGGATCCTAGAGAAGATGTGGAGAAAGCTTACAAGCTCATATACCTCAACATGCACTCTTATGGAGGGAATATGGAGAACTTTGCACATAGGAAGGATGAGAGAACTAAGTGTGGATACGTGACGAGACCTGAGGATTATAGAGAGCGCTTAAAAAATACTATTATTAAAAATGAAGACTTTGAAAAAATCCTAAGGAAATACGACTCTTCAGATACGTTCTTCTATTTAGACCCTCCGTACATGGATGAAGATATAAAGAATGAGGAGCCTGAGCGATTCAAGAAGAGGTTATTTGAGGCTTGTAAGAAGATAAAAGGCAAGTTTTTGCTTAGTTTTAGTGATGATCCATTAATCGGAAAACTATTCAAGGAAGGAGGCTTCGAAGTAAAGAGCTTCTTAACGAGGAGAGCCCTAAGGAGCGATTATCCAACTAAGAGAGAATTATTAATAGCTAATTATCCCATAAAGATACCAAGATTGAGCAAATCTGATGTGGTTTTGACGTTTCTTGGCACTCGTGGATATGTAGACGAGAAATCAGCGAAGCATAATAAGAGGTCTTCTCTGCTGATAGATGATGGCAAGACGAGGCTGTTGATTGATTGGGGAGATGTGAATGGAGCTTTACCAGATTGTGATGCCATAATAATTACTCATGCACACCCCGATCACTTATTCGGTCTTAAAGACAAGAAGGTAGGCGTGCCTGTATTCATCACTGATGCTTCAACTCATTCTGAGTACTACAAAGAAGAGGATTATAAGTTCAATAAGACGGTGTTCAAGCGTAGGAGTGCATTCAGAGTTGGAGATATTGAAGTTATTTCTGTACCAGTTCTGCATTCTACGAAAGCTCCTAACGTTGCATTATTCATCTCAGTTGGAGGATACAGAATCTGTTATGCATCTGATGTTCTGAGTATACGAGAAGAACACAGAAAGAAATTCTTGTCTGGTTGTGACTTGTACATAGGTGATGGATCCACTCTTAGAGAAGATGGATTAGTGAGGTGGGATGAGAAGAGAGACGAAGCTATCGGTCATGCAGGCATTCCTAAGCAGATCGAGTGGTGTAAGGAGGCTGGAGTAAAGAGAATCATATTCACTCATTTCGGATCTGAACCTATCAAATTAGGGGACAAATTGGATAAAGAGCTGACTAAATTAGGGGCTGAAATGGCTTATGATAATTATAGTACTACAGTACTAGTACATAAAGCTATAGATCTAGATAAGATAGATGATCATTATGTAGAAAAGCTTAGCGACAAAGAGCTTAAGGAATTATACGAAGAACTGCATAAGATATATGAAGAGAAGAAGAAGGTTACTGAGCCTCTATTGAATGCTGAGATATTCGTAGAGAACGAGATGAAGAGGAGAGGGATTGAGAGGCACATAAATGACGAGCTGAGCCAAGAGGCTAGGTTCTGGATACAGGAGTACCCTCCATGGGAGAAGGCTGAGAAGAAGATCACTCTACAGGAAGTCATAGACTCATTCCCTGACGTTATTAAGCTGCCAGCTGACGTTCCAGCAATATACCTCGTAGGAGGTATAGCTAATAGGGGATGGGTAACACATCACGACATAGATATCAGGGTAGCTTCTGAGAAACCTTTACCAGAAGTGAAGAGAGCCTTGATACATGCGTGTACGAGGAATGACGTGAGGGAGAAGCTTGAGTTCATATTCGATACGAGGGGCGGCATAGGTCTGTCAATTCCGCTCTACATATCGAGAGAAGGCAAGCTTGAGAAAGACAGCTCGCTGAGAATAGGGAAGCCATCCCAGCCTCAAAAGCCTGAATCGGGATGGCAGAAGAATGAGTTCTGGAAAGTAGAGAATGCGTGGACTAAGTGGGCGGCTTCTAGGATAGATAGGGGCATAATGATTCAGCCTAAGTATGACGGAATGAGCTTTCAGATACATGTTAAGGATGGTAAGCCAATAGGATTCTTCACTGAAGATCAGTTGAGAAACAGGATTAAAGCCTTCAAGGAATCAGTTAAGGAATTGCCCAAGTTATTGAAAGCTAAGGATGCTATCTTAGTGGCTGAGATAGTGGAATATTCTGATAAATTAGAATATCCAGAAAATGACAAGTTATGGACTAAATACAGGCAAATACCGAGAGAGGACTTAGTGAAGTGGATCGCAGCTAAGCCTTCTTCCTTAGACGATAAACGAGTAATATTTCATGTGCATGATCTGTTGTATGTAGATGGAGAAGACTTTACGCAGAAGCCTGCGATTGAGAGGTATGATAAGCTTAAAGAGATATTAAAAGAAGGCAAACACTTCCATATAGTTGAGTCAAAGACGGCAAACGACATGAGGGAATTCTTCAAATGCTCGAAGTGGGCTAGATACTTCCCAAATTCTGAAGGAGCAGTATATAAAACCACTGACTCAGTCTATAAGATAAGGTATGATAGAGCTGCAAGGAATAAGGATTGGGCTAAGCTTAAGAACCTTAAGGAATTGGATGTAATGGTACTTAAGCCTCATCTTGTGAGAGGCACTAGAGATGTGTTCACGTGGCAAGGTGTTGTAGGACCAATACCTGAGAAGGATTTGAACAAGTATAGAGAACAAGATATTATGGAGTTCGAAGGCAGAAAGTACCTAAGAATTGGTACAGTTTATAATGTAAAAGGCAAGAAGAATGAAGGTGATATCTTAACAGTCATGCCTATCCGAATAGAGAGAAGCGAAGAGAACGGTAAGATATTTTACACATGGATGTTTCCGAAAGCAGGATTATGGAGACCTGAGAAGAAAGATCCTGATCCTATAGACGTAGTAGAGAAGCTTTCGAAGCTTGGGACGAGACCTTATGAGCGAACTGAGAAAGCAGACGAGGAGATAATTGAGATAAAACTACCTTTATGTCCAGAAAAATATGCATTTAATAAAGACATATGCCCGCTTATGGATCGGATCAAGATATTAGTGAACGGAGTGTGGAAGTCAAAGGATGTGAAGCTAAGAGTTGAGGAGCTTAAGTATCCAATAGATTGTAAGCTGGCTAATTATTATAAGTGTAGAAGGGTAAAACCATATTATTACACGTGGCGAGAAGAATGAGAATCACACAGGATTTGCTGATGAAGGAAGAGCCTAAGATTCCATGGAGCAAGCCCATCTACCTAGAGCTTCCTCCGAATGAGAAGAATGGCAAGGTAAGGTATGTATTACAATCGCATTGGCGCGGGCGTAGTCATCACTTCGATTTTAGATGCGAGGTAAACAATCATTTGGTAGGCTGGACTATCCTTGACAATCCGAAGATAGACCATGCCCCAACAGTAGATGAGCTTCCTTCTCTCATCGAGAAATTAGATTGGACGTTCAGACCCGTCCCTGGCATGAACAACAAGAAGTGTAGATGTGAGACTAAGGCTAGACAACCTAAAGTATGGCTATTCTGGAAGGAAGAGTGGGGTCCGTGCTCAGCCATTCATTTCGATCAACTATGGAAACTTGATGTGGGCACTTCATATGAAGTTGAAGCAGACTTAGACAAGCTCATCATAAAGATGGATACAGGTGAGACATTTGAAGTTAAACCTGGCACTGTAGGGGCGACCAGATTTGAACCAGGTAGATTCTTGATAGTTGATAAGGGGTACATTACATTCGGTGCTCAAAAGCCTTGGTATCACGAGTATTTCTTAGACTCAATTGCTAAGAAGAAACACAAACTTACATTTGAGAAGATAAGGATAAACATGAGAGCAGTTAAGCAAGCTGTTATAGATCCTGAGACTAAGAAGCCTAAGCCAGGTAAGTTTGAATTGATGTGGGAAGGATGGGTGCCTCGTGATCAAGATCCGTATGCAGTTAAGAGAGGTAAGAAGACGGGATGGGTGCCTCCTAAGGGCTTCATACCGATACCTAAGTGGTGGATAGAGAAGAACAGGCAAAGATTTGAGGAATGGCTTGAATGGGTTAAGGAGCAATGGGGCGAGACTAAGGAGCTGTTGAAAGCTGAGGCTCAGTATACTCTACAGCAGATGAGCTGGAAAGGGCAGAAAGTCGTCAGAGACGTACCCGTGATGCATTGGTTCTTGAACATTAAGCAAGGAGATAAGATAAGGACGTGGGAGTTGTGGTATAATCCTTTATACGTACATCCTACAGTTGTTGGGTATATAGGTCAGGCTCCTAAGAGATGGTTTGAGTTTGAAGGCAAGCTGAAACCTGGTGAGTTATTCAACCCTCGTAAGAGGCTGAATGCGGACGTTAAGATACTTGATAAGGGATCAGTGTATGTGGACGCTAGGCGGAAAAACGGCAAAGAGATATTAATACTTTCGTTCTCTGGCAAGCTGGGCAAGTTCTGGAAGCTTGAGCAGGAGGAGAGAGGCTCTGATCTTTATTCCTTCAGTAAGTCTAACATCAAGAAGGCATCGGGAAGCTTCGTATTACACAAGCATGAGTGGAAAGGAGGATCTCATTACGACATCAGAATAGATGAAGGAGAAGACTATCTGATCGAGTGGTCTCTCAAGAAGGATCCTAGGAAATATAAGATTGATGAGTCTGAAGTCGTTACATTGAAGAAGTGTTATGATAAGACATGGATGGAGGCTGAAGGCAGGAGAAAGGTTGGAGGAGTATGGACTGACGTTTACGTTCTTGATAGAGGCAAGGTTGATTTCATAGAGAAGTCTCAGCTGTTTAGAAGCTTCGTATTTTATGGTGATTCACTTAAAGGATATTATGTGCTGAAGTCTGATGGTGAGACTTGGAGATTTATAAAGTCCGCACTTCCAGGCATGAAGAAAGAGGAGAAGATCGCTTATGCATTAGAAGAGGATAAAGAGAGTATATCACGAGTATTTGCGAGAGCACCGTACTTCAAGATAGGTGAGAAAATCGTCAAGAATCCTCATAAGGATGAGACGCCTGCTGGCCCTAAAACGGCTGAATTCATAGCATCATTCCGAGTAACTAAGGTAGTCGCTGGTTCGTTCGGTCCTAATGCATTAAGACGCCTGAATGAGCTGGGCATCAAAGCAGAAGCGCCTAAATCAATGAAGAAGGAATTGAGATATGAAGAGAAAGCTACGTTCATCAGGGTTCACTTACACGATATAAGAGACTTTACGAGATGCGAAGGAGAGGAGAAAGCTAAGCGGTATAAGATACCAGAACTGCCTGAAGGAGTTGAGGCTAATATCTGTCTATATCCGAGGCCTGGTACGATACACGGAGCAAGGATACAGTCACTTAAGTTTGACAAGAAGGTGTGGGATATAGAAAGGATTAAAAGAGAGTTTGACTTTAAACCATTTATTGAATGGGAAGGAGTGCAGGTGAGAGGGTGAGCATGAGCGAGTACGTCTTAGTGCCCATGGATCAAGCTTCTGAACTGGCTTTTCAGGAAGCAGTATATTATTCAGCCCCATGTTTTATCCTTAAGAGTGAGAAGTCCAGATTCATCATTGCTGGTTATGCCTCAGTAGACGTTGTGGATAAGGACAATGAGAGGATCAGGCCTGAGGCTCTGAAAGAAGCATTCGAGAGGATGATGAAGAGGAAATCCAGACGCAACCTTATGCTTCATCATCAGAATATACAGATAGGAGAACTGCTTCCTAAATTTGTTGATAAGAATGGCAAAGTGTGGAAGTCAGGAGTTGATAATAAGGGCTTATTTGTAGTGGCAGAAGTATTCGATGATACTGTTACGGGAAGAGAAGTCATTGGGAGAATGAAGAAAGGAGAGCTCATGTCGTTCAGCATAGGAGGGAGGGTTCTTCCAGGCGGTCGAGAAGTCAGGTGTGATGATGATAAATGCTGGACCGAGATAGTAAAGCTTGAGCTTTACGAGATAACTTCGTGTGAGGAAGGGAAGAATCCGAAGGCTAAGGCATTCATCCTCTCAAAAGAAGATAACGCTAATGAGGATTGGGACGAAAATCTGGGTGAAACATTTATTAATACGTCCATATTAAAAGAAGACCGATCGAAAATGGAGGAAGAAGAAGAGAAAATCGAGAAAGCGGAAGTTACAGCGCTTATCGAGGAAGTCAAGAAACTTACCAGCAAGCTCAACGATGTAATTGTGCGCGCCGAAGAAGAGAAGAAGCTAGAGAAAGAGATTGAGGACTTTGCGGCAATTCTCGACGTTGTTGACAAGGAGTCTTACAAGAGCTTCATGAAGAACTGCATGAAGTCAGGGAAGAGTATGAAAGAATGCGCTCTCGAATGGAAGAAGAAGAACAAGGCAGAGCCTAAGCCTAAAGAAGAGGAAGAGGAAGCTGAAAAAGCCAAGAAGAAAAAGAAGAAAGACTATTACTACTACAAGTACCCGAAGAAGGAGGACTTTGAGAGCGAAGAGGAATTCAACAAGGCTGTTGAAGAATTCAATAAGCTGAAGGCCGAGATAATTAAGGAACTCGGACTTGAGAATGCCGAAGAGATCATCAAGAAGAGCGTTCAGCCCAAGGATAAGGGGCTTGAACCAGTGAATCTTGATGAGATCAGGAAGAAGGCTGACGAAGCATTGACCTTCAAAGATCTATTGAACGAGGTAGGAGAGTGAGATAGAGAATGATACCTAGATATCCATACGGGAAGGAATATTTAGACTGGTGGTACAATAAGGGCGGGATGGTAGCCACTCTATTCGGACTTGATTCCGTTGGAGGGGCTTCAGCAGTATCCGATGCGATAAGGAAGGCTATAGGTCCATGGGATGCTCCTGCGTCTCCATACAACTACTACTTTGAGCCTAAGTTCTCAGCAACTGTGCAGATGTGGGTAGAAAGATCCACTGAAGTCTGGAAGCTATTGAGGAAGACAACGTTCCTCGCAGAGGGAGACTCGATCAAGTACGTATCGAGTGACCTTGCTGGGCTTCAAGGCGTAAGCGGATCTTCGACACCGTTCGCATCTGGTTCGGCTGAGTCTGCACCAACCGTCTCGACTCTGGAGGAGTTCGAGCCTGCTTACATGGTTGACCCATGGGAGACTAGCTTGCCCTCTAGGACGAGGAGCACGTGGCAGACTGAGCCAAAGCTTGACCCTCAATGGATCAAGCAGTACCATGCTGAGCTGTTCCCGCACCAGATAGACGCTAAGCTATGTCAGACCATCGATACTGTGAACAACGATGGATCAAGTGCTCTATTCATTGAGTCAATAGACAGGATCTGCTCTGCAAGCGCAGAGGCTTCTACGACTTACGTCTCGGATGCTGCTGACCCAGATATCTACTGGGGTAAATCTTCTGCATTGATCGATAGGTCTGCTGACTCTAACGATGTATTCGGCTGTGGTGCTGGATCTGGCTTATCCTTGCCCTCATCGGCAGCTGCGAGGGTCTTGAAGCTTGACTACATAGATGATGTAGTCGCGGCTATCATGCCCTACAGCAAGAATAAGCGGTACATCGGCATCACTGGTCCGAAGACATTGAATGAGATGCAGAAGCTCATCGATCCTAAGCAGAGATTCCTGAACACTCCTGTGGATGTTCAAGTGACGATGAATGGTGTATCTACGAGGAAAGGTGCACGTGCAGGCTTCACAGTGGGAGCCTACGTTGCATCTGGAATTGAGATACCATTCTTCACCACGAGGCATGCAGCCAACGAGACATCTGCGAACAGGTCTGCGACGATTACTGATGCTGACATAGGCAACATTTACATCATTGACCTAGACACGATAGAGATAAGGACTGCTGTGCCCGTAACGTACCTTGAGACTCCGCCACACGCCATGTTGACTGGCGACATGCTCAAGACGAGGCACATGCTATTGTATGGCGCGCAATTGATATGCACTAACTTCAGGGCTAACGGAGCTGTCAAGTACCTCAAGAGTACATAGGAGGGTGAAGGATGGGTAGCGTAACTGTAACGCGGGATCACCTCACCTACTTTGGTGATCGAATAATCGTCTACGGAGTGCTGAGCCCCAGCAGCAGTTACGCTACTGGCGGTGAGAGCTACACTGCAGGAGACTTCGCCCTCTCTGTCGTGACTCGGCTCTATGTCTTCCCTTCAGGCGGATACGTCGCAGAAGTCGACCATTCCAACTCGAAGGTGAAGATACTGGGGCACCGTGCTGACAGCACCTCGTCTGGAGTAATCCAGCTTGAGGAAGTTAGCTCTGGAACGGACCTATCGTCTCAGAGCTTCGCATTCATCGCCGTAGGGTATTAGCTGCTGGCTCATCCAGAACCCTCTCAATTTCCCCTCTCTCTTTTTTTTATATAACAATCTTTAAATAAGTTAGAGTTTGTTATATGAATGATGAAATATGCCTGATTTCTTATTTCTGAGTAATGCTGACACTGGTGGGCAGTGTATAGCCTTTACTAGGGCTATTAATCGATATACGAGGTATTCTGCCAGGTTCTTGAAGATGAACTCGAATTATATACACTATCCTTATGACCTGTGCGCTCAGTATGGGCACTACTCGATGCTGGATAACAAGTTCTATTCTAGAGATGATATTATAGAGCTGGTAAAGGATTCTGAAGTACTCATCTTTGATGTCTATGATAGGTACTATGGATGGGATATCCTGTTTGAGGATTATTATAAAGGTAAGCGATGCGTCTATATACAGAATGGAGATCAATTGAGAAATAACTCACAGCTTGCAAATAGCTTCTTCGGAGAGAACGATGATGCAATAATTGTGTCAACTCCTGATCTTTTGAATGCAATTTTATCAGTAAGGAAGAAAATTTGGATACCAAATACTATCGTGGATGAAGAATTTCTAGACACTCGTATCACGAGATCATATTCGAATCCTCTGATTATAGGTCATTCCCCTACAAATCCTCAAAGAAAGGGAACCTTCATGTTCATCAAGGTATTGGGAGAGCTTGCGAGAGAATATTCCGTAACATTCGATCCAATAGCTTTTACGCCGTGGTACAAATGTATTGAATATAGAGCTAAGAATCATCATGTGTTGTTCGATCAGATAGCTGAAGATATAGAGTGGTATGGGAACTGTACAGTTGAAAGTGCATGGATGGGGCAGCCTGTGATAGTGAACAAGCTATTGCCGGTTGATGCAGATGATCCTCCATTCCTTCATGTGACTTCAAGGAATCTAAAGAATGATTTGAAGAAGACGCTTGAGATCTTGTGTGATGAAGATGGCTATTATGATTTAGCGGTAAGGCATCAGCAATGGGCTAGAGAATTTCATAATCCTAAGAAGCGAGCTGAGGAGCGAGCTGAGTGGATGATGGAGAATGCGAGTGAGTGGAAGGACGGTCATGAATTCTTTACTGATAAAGAATTATTGATGAAGGGATGGAGATGGGAGAAGGGTCGAGGCATACGCCTCTGGTGAATCACTTCATCATCGTCCTTGACTCGTGCAGATATGACCTGTTCTGCGAAGTACTGCCCAAGACTAAATTCTTCAAGAGATTGGGTAATGTAACAAGAGCATATTCGAATGCGAATATAACCGCTCCTTCATTTGTAGAGATCTTCGGGCACGGATACTTTCCTCATCCTCTGCCTGATGATTTTCCATACGCATCGTCTGGAGAAGTTAACTTCATAAAGAAACGGAAAGAGTACAAGATACTTATAACTGGGATGCCAATGCTGTGGAAAGGAATGATATCAGTGCGTTCAGCCATTGAAGCTTTTAATGAGTACCACTTCATGAAAGATCATAATGTGTGCAAGGAGGGAGTTGAGCTATGGAATCAGAAATCAGTTGAGAAGGCTCCTATATTCTTCGTGCTGTGGACTGGGGAGACGCATTGGCCTTATTCACTGAAAGGGTACGATGGAACTCTATACGGAAGTACTAAACAATATAATCAGGGGAAAGATGTCTACAAGCCAGAGTTCTTCGAATTGATAAGGAGAAAACAGAAAGAAATGATCATGTACTGTGATGAAGTACTATCTAGATCTATATTTAGTCATCCTACTTATGTACTAGTACTAGCTGATCATGGAGAAGCTATGGGTGAGGACCACAAGATTGGACACGGTATCTATGCACATCCCATAGAATTCGAAGTACCATTTCAGTGTAAGCTGATATTTCCTCAGGCTAAATAGCCTAATTCTTGTAGCTTCTTCTTTATGGACTCTTCTTCCTCTTTGGTGAATGGAGACCTCTTCAAATGAGGGAACGTCCTCTTGTAACTCTCGTGTTTAGTTAGGAAGCAGACAGGGCATTTCCATTGATATTCTACTTGCTCAGTATCTGGTATCCAGTCTCCGAATATCTTTGTGGGCAGCATTTCTCCATGCTTGTAAGGACAGTATCGCTTGCCTAACTTCAGAAATTTCTTGAGTGCTTCCTGCGGATTTGAATCCCATATAATTAACGAGAGTCCTGCATGTCTATTCATTGGAATACCAAACGTATAGTACTCCATGCAGACTACGCATTCGAATGCTACGTCAACGTGAATGTAAGGGAACCAATGAGGCTTTATGCTCCTGAGTTCTAAGAAGTCGCCACATCTTGGACACTTGGGCGCTGAAGGAAATATCACGTGGAGGGGGTCTTTGAACGGTACGAATTCTGAAAGCTTGGGAAAGAATTTGCGCTTGCTCATGATTTAATATGATGTAGAAAGCTTTATATCAATTATGGTTTTAGTTATACTGATGAACCATGAGAGAATTGGGACCCGTAAAAGTCCTCACGAACGCTACGAGCACAGGGGCATCTCCGGTCTTAGATACGAATGGAAGATCGAAGATTACGATGATGGTCATTGCCACTAATGTGTCGACTGGTGCAACCATAGCCTTAGAAGGCTCTCCTGATGGTACCAATTGGTACACTATAGGATCGATAAATGTGACGGCGAATGGGACGAGTTATTTATCGAAGAATGAGGTACATGCGAAGATAAGGGCGAACATCACATCGAGGACTGATGGAACTTATAACGTATATCTGTATGCTGGGAAAGGGTGATGGGACGGCTGACTGCTAGAGAGTGCTTGGCTGTACTCGAAGAGAGGATCAGCAATCTAGCAGCTAGGTTCGACCGTTTTGAAGAGAATCAGCAGAAACTCGTTGACCAGATCATGAAGAATGCACGAAGTATCAATGACTTGTCGCACTCCGTTAAGCTTCTTATGGATGAGAGAAGCATGAAGAAGGAGATAGACACGAAGTGGAAGCTCATGATCTCTTCCACGTTCATAAGCTTTATTTTGTACGTAGTTAGTGAGATAATAACTAAGGTGATCTGATTTGTCGTATTCGCCGCAGTATACTTCAGAATCTTTAGTTGAGGCCGTCACCCAAATAGATATTACAGATTCTACAAATCCTAGCTCTTCTGAGGTACTCACGTGGATAGAAGAGATAGAGAAGGAAGTCATAGAGAGAAGACTCGGATCTCATACAGCCACTGATGTTTACATAGATGTACCGAATATAGAGGAGAGTGTGGGGTATTATTCTGCGACGTATAAGGCGAAGACTGGGCAGTTGTTCATAGGGACGAGTATGGGTGCAGGCGTGCTCGTGCCCCTGAAAAATGTGAAAGGTCCCATCATCTCCATCACTTCACTATACAAGAATGATGAGGATCCTACTGATGCGCCAGATTGGGAAGAGCTGACTGAGGGACCAGGAGACGGCTCTGACTTCATGCTCCTACAAGTGTCATCTGGAAGTAAGACTTATGGCTATGCGCTGTGGATCTACGATAACTTTCCTCTTGCTGGTCCAAAGCGCCTGAAGATGACTTACACTTACGGCTACAACATAGACTCGAAGATTTTACAGGAGTATTGCACATTGAAGGTTGCCATAAAGGTGTTGCAGGCGAAGATGGGCACGAGTGATGGAGAAGGACTCAACGAATTTGCAGGTGGAGACTTAGGCACTTACATCCCGACACAGTATCAAACCAGGATAAATCTCTTCAGGCAAAGGATAGCCGAGATAGAAGCCATACACTTCCCTAGCGAGTTCGCAGTCGCCATCCTGTCTTAGGGTTAACCTTATAAGGAAGAAATAAAAGAAATTATTGGGATCTGTATGGATTTAAAAGATTTGCATGAGCAGATTTTATGGACTACGGTGCGAGTGAGAGCTAAGAAGGCTGGAGGCTCTGGAACAGTAATTTGGTCTGGACAGGACAATAAGGGAAAATTCAGGACTTATGTGTTAACATGTGAACACGTTGTCGATGATTTGATAGAGATAAAGACAAAGTGGGATGAGATAGCGAAAGTGGAGAGAAAGATGGAAGTCCTAGGGAAACCATCTGTTCAGATATTCTATTATGAGAACTATTCCCGATGTAAGGGAAGCTCAGGAGAGCATAGAGCCAACATAGTCGCGTATTCGAAGGATGAAGATATCGCCTTGCTTGAGCTTGAAAGATATGAAAACCCAATAGAATACATAGCCAATTTATATCCTAAGGAGAAACTGGATGATATACACGTATTCGATGAAGTCTACTGTGTAGGAGCCGCTATGGGACACGAACCAATCGCCACTAAGGGGATTATTTCTTATATGGATGAGATAATTGAGGGCAAGGAATACTGGATGAGCACCGCACAGAGCATATTTGGAAATTCGGGAGGTGCAGTCTTCAGGTGGTCTAAGGAACGAGGACGGTTCGAGTTCTTGGGCATGCCTGCAAGACTGACCGTTGCGATGTTCGGCTTCTCAGCAGACGCTATCACGCACATGGGCTTCTTCGTACCCATTAATCGAATCTACAAGTTCCTTGACGAGAACTGCTATCAGTTCATCTACGATCCTAAGTTCACGTTTGAGAAGTGTGAGAAAGAGCGAGAGAAGAAGAGGAAGGAGAGAGAGAAACTCATCCTCGCAATGTACGGCAAGCAATGACCCTTATATTGACCAATTTTGCATCCAAAATTGGCCTCTATATCGGACAAGAACTTATACAAGAGACTGCTACGTAGTGTTTAATAGATAAGCGGAAGAAGAAGAACCGATGGATGAGCTGATTTATTTGAAACCGATATTTTATACTTTACCTCCCAAACCATATCCCTTTGTTTTGATTAATGCGAATCATCCTCAGAACGGTTTAAGTTATATCCGAAAGTTTAGGAAGCGTATTAAGTCTGTCATTATTGATAGTGGAATTGAAATTTTCCGTGATTCGAAAGTTAAGGATTATCCTCGCTATTGGATTTATCGCATCATTATGATCCATAACCGAATGAAACGGTTTCTTCCAGACGCTCAAATCTTGGCTACATGCCCCGATTATTGCGATGATTATCATCCGAAGAGTCTTTGGCTAAGTGATGACGTAACGAATATTGAAAGGACATTCCAGAATGTTATAGATTATACTGAGAAGTTCAGTTATGTTAATTGGCTCATTAGCATTCAAGGATGGAATAAACAGCCTAAAAGCGTTTTACGAAGCATCAAACTTTATCGCGATCATGGAATTCTAGAGGAATTCAAACATTTTGCTATTGGCAACTTATGCATCGAACTTAATGAGAAAATCATTCATCAGACTATACATTTAGTAAGGCGTGAGCTTCCAGACAAAAGCCTGCATGTTTTCGGGTTGAAACTCAGAGTCTTTCCAATTGTAAAATCCCTTATTGATAGTTTCGATAGTATGGCGTGGACGAGACCTGTGAGCCGGGCGCTGAATGCGAATTGGAGCTGTAGAAACAAAGAAGAACGGATTAGATTCTTCGAGGCTTGGCTTGAAAGGTTAAATTATTATAAGAGACAAAAATCGTTAATCGCACATGAAAAATTGAGAATTGTGTGAGAGGGGAACTGTTACTTCTTACTCAATTTTTTTGTATGTCATATACAGAATTTTGTAGTAATTATACAATTGGACGTGCAAAAAAAAATAATATAAAAAATAGGAGAATTGATGTTCTAATAATCGTCTTTTTGATTTGTTGTTAGTCTTTCTATTGCTCTTTCAATTATTGTTATTCTATAATGTAAATCTTTAACTAATTCATTCAGCTGTTCTATTGTTCTTTCTAAGTCTTTTCTTGTTGCGTTTTTTAATTCATTGAAATTCATACTTTTCATGTTCTATCACTTCTTTGCTCTTTCAACTGTATATATCTTCTCGGGTTTCAGGTCTTTATACTCAGCTTCGTTGTTAGCTATCTTGCATAATACATTAGCAACTATTTGCGATAATTCAGTTGGACTATTAGTTATTTTACTTGTTATTGTTCTAACAGTACTGCTTGAGTATAAGCCGAGACATAGCCACATTTCACGTTCTTTGCTTGTTCTTTTGTTTGCTTTTTGTATGTATCTACGAAAGTCAATCTTACCCATGCTTTGTTCACTTCACGATTTTACACATGTTGATTTTCTCTCTTATTCAACACTTCATAACTCGCAAGCTCAACATGTGAAAGCTTGAGTTAATCATCAATATAATATATGTTGAAACTCGCTTATTCTATATATATTCAATAAGTGTTCAATTTCTCAATGAATCAATGAATAAATGTTCGGACTTTCTTGATAATTCTGAATATTGTATATTGTTGAATTAGTGAACATGGTCAGTAAGTATATCGCTGTTATAAAATAACTTATTTCGTAACACATCCACGAATTTCGTAAAACTTGTATATCAATCTGTATCCAACATATACTTAATTCTTTGCATATCCTCATTTTATTTATATACTCATCAAAAATCTTAAGTATAATGAATACTTGTTCAGCTGTTTTCTTGTTTACTGAACATGTTGATTCAACAATATATTTACTAACTTAGTATACTGATATAGTAATAACATAAGCGCTTATGCAAGCACAACATTGGACGATATGGTATATAGATACGTCGCCGAGTATATATTTTGGGCGAGTGGTATATACGGTTCTTTCTACAATATATATTCCGCCTCTCCGGTATATATTGCGTTATCCACGTTTGCCCTCCCCTTCCGCTATGCTCCTCAGTTATACTCATTCATTTTTCATATTCAAAAATGAATATTTGTTCAGTGTTTTCTACGATTTTCGTAAAATGTATACAAAACTGTATACGAAATCTTATATACGATGAACATTTATTCATTCTCACAAAGTGAAGTAAAATGATGAAAAGTTCCAGTGAAGCGAAAAACGAGTTTTCAAGCGATTACATACAGCAAATCCAGCAATTACCCTACGATTTACTAACTGATGACGAAAAGCGCGTTATCCGGCGCATTGAGCGAGCCAATTTGTCTTATGAGCGTTTCCTTAGGCGAATGGGCATAGCATACAAGGGACAGCTCACTCCAACAGAAGTCAAGCGAATGAGGCGAGCCAATAAGCGCTATCTCGAACATCAGCGCATAGTCGAAGAGTTACGCCGCTCTCGCCTTGAACCTTCACCTCAACAGCTCTCAATAGTTCCGATGGCTCGACCCGCACCCAATCGAACGTTCTTCAGGCTGTGGCCCTCCGGTCAACTCTGCAGTTACGAGCGCTTCATGAAGGAATTTTGGCCCTCCATACTTCGAGCCTACAAACGCCGAAACAAATTAAACCGTTCTCGTAAGCGAACCCGAGAAAACGCTTACGAGCTATTCAGGAAGCGATTTGTTGGAGGTGAGTGAATGGGCTTGAAGGATGAGGTTCTCAAAGCTTATGACGACTATATAGCAAATTGTGTCGAAGTTGTCCTGAAAGGCGGCTCTGCAAATCTTTATGGTATATACTGGTTGGTGAGCGATATTGACTGAATGGCAAGAGATTCTCTATCCAATTTCTCTCAACTATCGTAAACATTGGGGAGAATGGGAAGCCATAAGAGAGATAATCCAGAATTCATTAGACGAGACTGAGGACTTTGAAGTAATACAGGATGAACGAGGCACGATAATCAGGGATAACGGCTCTGGCTTAGCGGTCAAGCACTTGTTATTCGGAGTATCAGAGAAGAAGAGCAAGAATTCGAGGGGCAGATTCGGCGAAGGACTGAAGATCGCACTTGTGGTCTTCAAGCGCCTCGGATACGACATCACAATAAGATCCAACGGTCTCGAAGTTAAGACTTCTACACATGAAATAGAGGACGAGCAGTGCCTCAAGCTCTTGTACCGCAAGCTCAATAACAGCATTAGGGGCACTGAAGTTATAATTCATGGATATCATGGAGACACGTTTGAGGGAAGATTCGCACTCAAGAAGAAGCCAGCCTGGTCAGGTAAGACGATTTATGGAGACAAGGCAGAGATATTCCTGGAAGAACCCACAAGGCTCTACGTCAAGGACATCTACGTTCAGGACTTGCCAGATGCAAAGTTCTCCTATAACTTATGGGACGTGAAGCTTGAAGAATCAAGGGGAATAGCTGACCCATGGAATTTGAAGTGGGAAATAGGAAGACTATGGGCTAACGTGGACGACTACAATCTATTAGTCAAGTTCATGGAAGCAATAAAGGAGAAGAAGTGGGAATTCCATAACTGCTACTTCTCTTACGAGCACAAGCACAAGAAGAAGTTTGCGGATGCATTCTACGAAGTCTTTGGGGACAACGCATTCCTGAAGACTTCTGAACAGTGGACTACTGAAGCTAAGTGGAGAGGAGGCAAGATGATAGATTTGCCTCCAGACTTCTACGAAGGATTCGTGAAGTCGGGCATAATGACTGACCTGAAATTTGTATTCTTCAAGAGCAACCAGAAGAGGATAAGGATAGCGGACTGGGATCTCAATGAGACACAGCTCGTTAACTTGACGAAGCTGAGGAAGGTCGCATCAAGGCTTGGAAACTTCAAGGTGAATGCATACCTCTTGCCTCCTGAAGAAGCGGCGGTGTGGATCAAGAATTCCAAGGAAGTTGCGATATCCGCTGATAGGCTCTTGAATTACAGGGATGCATTCGCAAGCCTTCATCACGAACTAACTCATGCAAGGTACAATGCTATAGATGGCACATACCAAATGATCCACGCACTATCAAAGTGCGCAGCCGACATCGCATACATTTACAACATACCTGGTGATGTGAGAATTAAGAAGCCGAAGAACGCATACGAGAAATTCAAGCAGAAGTTTGCTAAGCAATAAGCAATAGCGGATGGAAGGAGATTTTCTCTATATAGTAGAGAACGAGTTAGAGTCTTATCTTGGATAGGATGGGCGAGGATGGAGTTGAATCTCCAAGAGCTGAGAGAGCACGTACTTAAAGAGGCACAGAAGATAGACGACTGGTCTCTCTATTGGTTCTTAAGATCCAAGAACATCAAATACCTCCTTCCAACTAACAAGTCATTCAGGCTGTTGAAATACGCCATAATCCTGCATAGACTAGGACTTCCAATAACTTCATCTCTTATAAGTTTCATAAATGGAATAAACTCAAGGAATATTATTCAAGCACTTCATCAACTAGGAGATAAACATTTACTCATCTTTAAGAGAAAACCTGGGAAGCATTATGAATGGATGCTTAATACTCAATTATTAGGTGTTTTCCTTGAAGGAGAAAATAAGACTTCCGTACGACGTGCTGATGATGGCAGCGAGAAGATGGAGACTGAAGGAGACTGATGAAGAATACATTGTAGAGTCTCCAAACTTTATATTCACATGCAAGAAGTTGGTATTTACAGAGCCTCAAGAAGAGGTGAACCCATATAAGAAATTTATCCAAATGAGGTTGGGAAGATGAGAAGACCGAGCATTGAATCAATGATAGTCTGGGTCTCGACTATATGCGCTTGGATAATGTTCATCTCCTTTATACAAAAACTGTCTTCCTTTGACACTGACCTTTTCGAAGTACCAATTCGTGAATTACTCAATTTTTCACTTTTAGAAATATTGGAACCGATCTTAATGGCTTCCATTCTTCTTCTATTCATTATAGGCGTGATATTCCTAACTGTTCTCTCACTCTTGCTCCTTAATCTGGAATGGGAGCATTCATATTAACAATTTAATGGAGGTGAATAGAAGGATGGACTTCGGTAGATACGTGCAGAAGAAGACTTCCTCGGCAGGCAAGAGGCACTACATAGGCCCCATAGAGGATCCAGATGCATGGGCTGATGTTGTAGAGCTCTTTGGTACTGGCTCTCCTAAAGAGATAGCCCAAATAGTCATAGGTCTCGCAAGAGATGTGAAGGCAGGGAAAGCCGAGATAGTTTTTCGTGAATGATGGTAGGATGGTTCACAGCACAGCAGATCAGTGAAATCCCTGCATGGTCAAATTTCACTGGTCTATCTTCAGCTGTTAACCTACAGACTCGACTGCCTCCCTGACGAGACTCATGAGAGTCGAAACCCGTTATTTCCTCGTGATGAGGCGGGTCGGAGGCTATTAACATGCCTAAAATAGTGAGAATTAGGGATAGAGAAACCGATGAAGTCTGCGAATTCTGTGGAACTGATGAACTCGGTGATGGCAAGATAGTCGAATTGGACAATGACGAATCATTCCTCGTCTGCGATACTTGTGCAGAGGTCATATCAGAGCTTGAACGGAAAGGCATAATTCCTAAGATAATATGGGAGGATGATTGCTAATGCCTTATAAATTAAAGCTTGTATACTATGGAAGAGCAGACTTAGTGAAATTCAATAGAGAAGCGAAGAGATTCGAAGATGTGGATGTAGTTCTATCGACTCCTACAACATTCCCACCAATCATCGTAGCATTCCCTTGTCCAGAAGGAGATGACTACATAGCCGTATACGAGGTAGAATGAATATGGGTCAATACTTCTTAATAGTGAATGAGACGAAGCAAGAATATCTGCATCCACATAAGCTAGGCTGTGGTCTCAAGCTTTGGGAGATATGTGCTAACAATCAGATCGGAGTCTTAGCTTATCTGTTGAGGAAGAGCGACCAAACAGGAGGAGGAGACATCAATGGCATTGAAGAGCATCCAAATGCAGGGAGATGGGCATTTGATAGCATCGTGGTGATAGGCGACTATGACTCAAGCGGTTTCTATAAATATGTAAGAGAGCACTTCAAAGAGATAACTGATGAGGTAAAGGAGGAGTACAACAGGTTCATTAAGTTAAAAGAATGCATGATAGGATAGAAGGTGGCTTATTTGGTGACTGAGAGACAACTCAAGCTCGCATTCCTCATGGGTCACTTCAGTGCACTATCAATTATGACGACGGAAGCTATGCTGGGAGTACCCAGAATAATGCTCATGCCTGACGCGGTAGCTTATTCAATCAATAAGACGAATGAAGAAGAAGGAGATCCTTGGAATATCGGTAATGTAACTCCAGAAGAAATAGCTGAAGTTCTCAGGCTCTTGGATCTTGAAAGATTTAGTGGAGTTGATACGAGATGAAATGCCCTAACTGTGGAGAAGAGATAGATTATATCTTTGTAGAAGGCAAGGAGCTTGTATGGATCAGAGAAGTATTCCAAGAGATGTCTGATGGTTCATTCAGTTATGGCTACACAGAAGATACAGAACCTGTAGATTACCAAATGGATCAAATAGTTTGCCCTAAATGTGGTGGAAGAATAGATCTTGAGCTTATAAGATTTAAGTAGAGGTGACAGATATGCCTAAATGTCCAGAATGTGGTAAAGAGATAAATTACTTAATATTTTCTGGTGAAGAATACGTTACTGCAACAGTCAGCCTAAGAAAGAATGGAACTATAGATTATACAAATTGGAATTCCTGTGGAGGCTTTGGAGATATCATGGATTATAGCTGTCCTGAATGTCATGCTATATTATTCGATAACGAGGAAGATGCTGAAGCGTTCTTGAGAGGCGAGTTAGATGAGATTGAAGAAGAGAATTAAGGAATTCACTGAGGATGAAATAGTAGACAAGCTTGGACTGGAAAAGCCATGCTACATTACTTCAGTAACCCTTAACGTTCGCTACTTAGCTGGAGATTCAGAGCATAGGAGCTTTATAGTAGAATACTTAGTAGTGAAAGAGGATGGACGAGAAGAAGAAGCTTAAGATAGCGATGTTCGTGGGCATGTGCATACCCATATCTTTAGATAGTACTGGAGATATAATCCTGGATCCTGAGTTAATGAAGAAAGTCATTAAGACGGTAGAGATATACTTCCCGGATATACACGAAATTCCACCTTGTACTGAAGAAGAGATAACAGAAGTCATTAAGGAATTGGATATGGATATGTTTTTAATCAAGGGAGGTGAATGATAATGCGTATAGAGTTTATTATGGAGCCTACACGATACGCAATGGAGAGTGTGAAGATAACACTGGATGGAGATGCTGACTTAGTCAGGCAGCTTGCTTCAATCATACAAGAATACATCGAGAAGATGGGCTATGAACTTTATTAGAAGATACAAAGAGCCTAAGATCACGGTAATTCCATCCAGCTTCATCTCTGATTGGAGATGGTTCAGGAAAGAAGTGATCAAGCAGATGGACGATCCTCTTTTCGAGAGATTGAGAGGAGTAAGAGGCTTTGCGTATGATGAGGAAAACAATGAGATCGTGCTTGGTGATGATGAAGAGCCAACTGTAGAGATGTTAGCTCAAGGACTATGCCATGAATACTTACATTTTCTCTTCACCAAGATCTGGAAGAAACCATCACTCTCAGATGCTCTTGATGATATACGCAAGAAGCATCCAGAGCTTGCTACCATAATTTAGCAATCCTTATAAATCATCATTCATCTACTATCTACGATGCAAGATGTTTGAAGCTTTATGGAATGTATCACAAGGGATATTTTCAGGACTCGTAGCAGCATTCTTCGGCTTCATGAAGAGCAAAGACGAGAAATTCGACTTGAGAAAATTCGTACAAACGTTGGTCATTGGTGGTCTCGTGGGTGGTGTAGCTCAGGTAGCTGGTATGACTTACGACGATGCATACGACTATTTGGCGAGCATAGGTATAATCTCCTTGGCTGAGTACATCAAGAAACTCATCTGGAGAAGATGGCTCTCTAAATTCTTCTCTAAATAATCTTTCTACATTATATATTAAATTAATACATATTTATAAATAATCTATCCTATAGCTTTATCATCCATTATTTAATATATTGTATTAATTAATATAATATCTTGTATAAGAAGCAATACTTATATACTAATTTCTTGAGAGACTTAGATACGTTCACGGGTTGATAAGAATGAATTTAAGAGAACAAATAATTGAGTGTTTTAGAGAGAAAGGAGACTGGACAGTAAGCGATCTCACAATCAAGCTTGCAGTATCTCCTAAGGATCTCCTGAGAGAGTTAAATATACTCAGAAATACGGGACAAATCAAGAAAGTAGGCAGAAACACATGGGTCTCAGTTAGCATACCTGGTAAGAGTGAAGAAGAGCTTGAGGAAGATTATCTAATACCCAAGAACGTTATATATGATGACTGGCAAGGCGTAGTTTCAAAACTCTTAAAATGTTATAATTTAGGTCTTAATGTGCTGTTGATAGGTCCGGCAGGTACAGGCAAGACTGAGGCAATACGCAAGGCAGCTGAAATATTGAAGAAACCTCTAAGAATAATACCCTGTAGCTTGAGGACTAGAGAGCATCACATAATAGGCCGTCTCGATACGGATGAGAAGGGCAATCTCTACTTCAAGAAGGGACCGTTAATTCTGAGCATGGAAGAAGGAGGCATATTATATCTGGATGAACTCAATACATCCGAACCGGATACCTTAGTTCGAATCGACGAGGCACTTGATCACAGGAAGGAAGTAAATGTGGAAGGAAGAACGTTTAAAGCAAGAGAAGGATGGTTTTGTGTGGCATCAATTAATCCCTTAGACAGACTCCATTTAGGCACCAAGATGTTACCTGCACAGATAATATCGAGATTTCCCGTTAAGTTAGAGCTCTCATACCCTGATCTCAGTACAGAGTACAATATAGTAAAGCTACATGTACCAGAGATTAGAAAATATTTCCAAGAAATGCTTGACGTAATCAAGACGATACAATTCTTAAGGGCAACTGAATTACCTTACGTACCAAGCATTCGAGAGAGCATTGCGATAGCAAAACTCCTATCCTCAGACATCAAGCTCGAAGATGCAATAAATATGGTCTTAGTAGAAGTATATGCACAATGGGGAGAGACAGTAAAACGACAAGCCATAGAACTAATAGAAAGTAAGATAGGTGGTCTGAATTGAAGGTATTGATATTATTAACTCCTGATGAATTCAAGGAGAGAGTCTTACCCAAAGATCTTCAAAAAACATTTGATGAGATAATAAAGAGAATGGTCGCATTCGACATTGATGAGTCTGAAGCCAAACTTTACGTAGCTAATTACCTTGCTAAATCGGTAGAAGCGATTATTGAAGTGAGGGAGGAAGTCTGATTTGGAAGCCTTAGAAGAATCATATATGGTTACTGAGAATGTGGACGAAGAGGTTACCGTAGTAGCACTGGAGGGGAAGAAGGGAAAGTTGCCCATAAGCAGGCTCGTAAACGGCAAAATCGTATTATTCGCTGATGCAGATCCTCTATCCTACAAGATAAAGCCTGGCGACGTAGTAGAAGGCGTCATAATTAAAGTCAAGCCTAACTACGTGATCGTGAAGCCTTTGAAAATAAGGCGAGGATGATCATATGAATCCAGATGAAGTATTATCCTTCCTTGTGAAAGCGTGGAGTGAAGATAAAGAAACTATAGTGTATAGAGGTAGCTGGTTCGGAGCAGATGTGAAGCATAGATACGTTGTCCTCCCAAGCTATTACCAGGAAATTCCATACGAGGTTGAGCTGGACTTAACTGATATTAAAAGATGGAGGTTCTACAGGTTTTGTACTTGGCATGAAGCTCAACACCTCAGATTCTCACTTGATAAAGAGGCAATTTTTGATGAGTTCTATGATCAAATGCATACTCTTAAGGATGCAAAACTTCTTTTGATAAAGAACCTCATCGAAATCTTTGAGGATTATAGGATTGAAAAGCTCGGTCTAAGAGACTATAAATACTCTCAGGAACAAGAATTCATGAAAGAAGTCGGACGTGCGGGAATGAATCTCATTCTTGAAAACCCAGCTGTGATGAATGAAAAACTTAAGCTAAATCCGTCAGACATCGATTCTCACCTACAGCTAAACGAGATGATGGGCATCCTTCTATTCGATTATGAATTTGAGGAGAGGAATGAATGGCGAGATTTAGTCTACAAAGTTAAGGAGATAATGACTGAGATAGAGACCGTGGATGATCTGAAAGAGGCGGTTATGAAATCTTATAACATCCTGAGGGATGCATGGATAGAACCTGAGTATAAATCAGAACTCGCTAATCTGCTAGTCCTCATCATGAACCAAGGACTCGTAAATAAGGGAATTAAAGAAGTTGAGCTACCCGAAAGCATTGTGCTCGAATTTGAAGAGATAAAGAAGGATATCGAGGAATACAAGCAGGTATTATTAGTTCTGCAGAAGATGGCTGGAAGCATGAAAGGCAGAGTACAGGATCAATTAGGCGATTGGAGCCTCATATACGAGCCGGTAAAGACGGAAGCTGAAATACTGAAGAACAACTTGATGAAGTGGCAAGTTGGATGGATAGAAACTATAAGCCATATAGGCGACGATATAGAACCAGAATCCTTCCTCATTTCGAGAGTATATGAGAAGCATGAGAAGCCCAAATTCTTCATAGATGAGAGACAGCTTGTACCGAGAGGCAAGTTCTTGATCCTCATAGACATGTCAGCCTCGATCAGTGATTATGCAGACTTATACAGGGCAGCGATCGCAGTGATAACTTCAGCCATGGATTATGTAGGCATAGACTTCGCCTTAACCTCTTTCTCTGGCAGTCAGATCTCAGCCATCAAAGACATTACTACGCCATTCGATTCCATGACTAAGAGCAGAATTGCCGGACTAATACCAGACGGAGGCACACCGTTAGGCTTCGTCCTCAATCGAATATCCGACTACCTCTCAAGGATAGATAAGCTCATCATAATAACTGACGGCATGCCTAATGATCCTGAATACGCATACAAGATGATAGAGAGGATCAGGCAGGATGGCAAGAAGGTTGGAGTCTTATTACTGAGTGATGTGAGGATCGAGGCTCAAAATCCCTTCATCGAGTACCTAACCAGAATTCCTAACTCTTTCACCTTCACCCACAACATATGCGAATTGCCAACTCAATTCTTCAAACTACTCAATTATATGAGGTGAATTAATGATAGATTTGTCTATATGGGCAGTTATCATCATCTACCATGAGGCTGCTCAAGAAGCTTCACAGTCAAGCCTCATAAGAGGCGAGACCGCACCCATGCGCCAAATGGGAAATAAACTATAGGAGGAATGAGAGAAGAATGGTTGATCTATACGATATAGATCTCGAAGCCGAAGCTGAGAAACTTGCTAAGCTTGCGGAGCTTCCTAAGGAACGGGTATTAGCAGAGATACAGGAGATAATCAATAAGGAGAATAGACCTCCACTCGTAGCGGTGATAGTCTGGAAAGCTCGTAACAGCTTTCAGTTAGGTGCGGGTAAAGTCGAGTTGATAGGCAGGGTCATAGCTAAGGAGCCCGCACGAGATGCAGGACAAAATAAGGTTGCTACGATTCACTTCGCATGTGAAGATCCAGAGACTCACGACATAATCTTTAGGCCAGCTCCACTATGGGACGACAGGATCGAGAAGTTCTACGACGCATTTGAAGAGGACAAGTGTTATTCATTCTCCTGCACACTCAGAAACGACGGCAGGATAACAAGACTGGGCAAGATACAAGTTGTGGAGGAACCAGCACCGATACCACAGATAACCGACATAGATCCCACTCCATTAGACAGACTCGTGGACTCAGGAGGGAACAATGACTTGATAGCTGGATGGGTGGGCAGGCTCATTCAGAGGCGAGATACGGGCGAAGTACTTGGAGTAGAAGTTGGTGACTTGAATTCTCCACTTCCGATTACGGTGTGGCTTGGAGGTCAGTACTCAAGGATGACTCCAGAACAGAAACAATTAGCCTTGTCACTGCAACCAGGCGATGAGGTACGAGTCTTCGGCTACGTGAATCTATCCGGCTCTAATGTGAGCATTAGAGCGATAAGGGTGGTGAAGCTCTAATCACCACTCTTCCCAAATTTATTTAAGGAGGCAACAAACATGAAGGCTGATAAAGAGATATTAGCAGAACTGGCGTCTAATATCGAGCGTGAACTCTGTAATCTTACTGATAGGGTTCTTCTGCATAAGAGACAGATCTTGAATGCAAGCTCAGTTGAACGAGTGATGGAGGAAAAGAAGAGGCTTCTGTTGGCTTGGGTTGCTCTCATGCCCTTAAGCGATGATGAGTGCTACTTCTGCTTATTAGGAAGACGAGAGACTGATGAGGAAGAATTCTGCACGAGGTGTCCATACGCTAAGCATCATGGTGTCTGTGAGAGAATCAATGATTCCTCGTGGTGTAAGATCAATGACTTAAGATGGAAGCTATACGATCTAATAGATGAGGAGTATTATAGAGAAGGTGAAAGATATGAAAGCAGATCCAAAAATAAGGGCTAAAATCGTTAGAGCATTAAAGCGAGACTTGAGAAATTTAAACGAAAGCGTGAAAGACACTATCAAAATGATCGAGAATTCTGAGACTGTAGAAGACATCATGTCTTTAAAGCAGGATATCTTGATGGCTTGGGTACAGAGTATGCCACTTTCTGACAAGACATGCTACTTCTGCGTATTGCACAAATACGATGAATGTGGTGTGGACGCATGTACTGATTGCGAATACGCACAAGAGCATTTAGAATGCCCGAATAAACAAAGCGATTTCAACGCAATTATAAATGCTAAGATGCATTTGTTGGATGCACTTAATGAATATTACAGAGGTGAGGAATATGAGCAGGAGACCAGTTAGTAAATCAGCATTCGTACCAGATACAATTCCACAAGAGAAGATATTCAGTATAGAAGTTATAGGAGAGCCGGATCAAGGCAAGACTCACTTCAGCGCAACATTCCCTAAAGCTTTATTCCTAGACACAGAACATAAAGCGTACATCGTCTTACAGAAGATGCCGGAGAAGGGGCACGTGTGGAAGCGGGTTAACTCATGGAAGGACATCGAAGCAGGAGTTGAGTGGGCTTTACATCAACCAGACATCAAGACCATAGCCATCGACTCGGGTGGAGACATAAGGGACTTAGCACTTGAAGAATGGAAGAGAAGGACGGGTAAGAAATCTCCAGTAGCATATATAGACGGTCAAGCAGTACCAGTACTATGGTCTCAGGTATACGAAATAATAGATTCAACAGTGCGTAAGATAAAGGATTCAGGTAAATACCTTGTAGTCACTTGCAGAACTAAGGATGAGTATGTAGCTCATGTGCCTACAGGTAGAAGAATAAGAGATGGCTATAAGAAGTTCCCATGGGATCTCAGTATGGCTATCTGGATACAGAATGGTATAACTGATCCCAAGACAGGTAAGGTGTACTTCAAATTCTACAAGTTTGGCAAAGTAATAAAGAATAATTTCTTCGGAGTAGATGTCAAGCAGGGAGTCACGTATCAAAAGCCATACATCTTCGATATATCATTTGAAGGGATATGCGAAGAGATGTTGAAGCCTTGGGGTCCGGTGAAGCTGTCCAAGGTGAATGAGCAGATAATTAAGGAGGCAGAAGAATGGCTGAAGAGCAAGGGACTCCTTTGAAGGAAAAGATAGAAGTAACTGAATCAAAAGGTTCATCTCCTACTGAGACTCTGTTGAAAGCATCTTATCATATCATTCACGTATCTTCATTTACATTTGAACTGTCAAAGAGTATGAAAGGATTGATCAAGGAGAAAGCAGTCAAAGCAGTAGCTGATAAGGTTCGCTTAGATGTAATAGAAGATATGCTCTTTCATGCTGGAACACTAACTGAATCAGTATTACTAAGAAATGGAAAAGTATTCATCCTAAACGATCCGAAACTTGAAGAACCATTATTGATAATTCATCCTTCTCACATAAGCGAATTGATGGAGGCAAGAGAATGGCTGAAGAGCAAAGATCTGATCTAGATGTGGAGATAACCATATCCCCAAAATATATCTATACTTCCGTTTGTATCAAACCACGCACAAAAACAGAGGTAGTAATCAACGAAGCGGGTTACTTAATAACTCAAAAGAAGAAGCGATTGTACTTAACAGAATCAACAATTAAGACTATTCTCAATTATATGAAGGATTACTACTTAGAACATCCAGTGATGCTTGACTCATCTTACAAAGGATGGTTGGTAAACATTTGGTGGCAAGGAGAAGAAATGTGGGTAACTATCTATACCTCAGATATCTATAAGGTATGCAGAGATTTGGAGAGGCTTCTCTCTGGCAGACAGAATGTTACAACTGAACCCGCTGAGAACTTTAAGGAATCTTATTCTTATTATGCGATAATGCGTGAGTTTGCTGGTATGAGTTGGAAGGAATATTTAAAATTCATAAGGGGATATTGATATGAGCAAAGACGAATCTCTTAAATTCCTCAAGCCTCACAAAGGTTATCTTGTCATACACGACATATCCTATGAGGAGGCTTGTAAGCTATATAGATCATTGGGTACTGATCTAAGATCTAAGAATATGTACTGGTGGCCATTCGAAGAGATGACTAAGGTGGATAATGCAGCCGGATTCGCAATACTCACTCATGGATTTCCCAATCCTAAGAGACCAGTGAAGGTGAATGAGTAATGAGAGTAGATAATATCTATGCGTGCAAAATAGAATTAACAGAGGATGGATGGAGGTTCTACTTCTTCAGCCCAGATTGCGATGTTGAGGTAACAGTACTAAGAGATTTCAGCCTTCGAATTAGACAAGAGAAACCGATAAAGGAGAATGACCCATAATGGAGCTGAATGTAAAGCTTACCGCATTCTCGCTCTCCGAATTGAAGGAGAACCTAGATAGTCTGAAGAAGATGGCAGACAGGCTATCAGAGGATCTATTGCTCATACGAGCTGATCTCAAGGTTAAACTAATATTCTCTGAGCTGGAGGACTAAGTACAAGTGACCCTGTTCGATGAAGGATTGAAGATCCTGAGCAGACGCAAGATAGTCTTTGCAGAAAGATTCATACCATACTTCTTCATGAGCTACGGATCCCACATCTTCAACCTTATGAACAAGCGAAGGCGTATTTATTACGAACACTCAAGAATACCTGACATGAGATTGCATCTGCTGTTCGTTGCTCCACCAGGCTTCTGTCTCGATCCCAATACACGAGTGAGACTTGAAAATGGTGAGTGGAAGCGAATTGAGTACCTTCAGCTGGGAGATAGACTTGAAGCCTGCAACTTCCTAACTTTAGATAATATTGAGGAGAATCGAGTCCAATCAATCTGGAGATCCATTCATCCACTCATCTATGAGATAAGATTAAAAGGGAAGCAGAAGCCCAATACAATCAGGGCAAGTCCATTGCATCTCTTCTGGACTAGAGCAGGCTGGACACCCGCATATAAACTTTTACCAAGGATCAAGCTGATGTTTTTCGATGAGGAAGGAGAAGGCAAATTCAGAGAAGTATCACATCTGAGGGTCCTTCCCAACAGATATAATATCCCATACATTGATATCGAAACGACCCTAGATCATTTTATAGCTAATGGGGTACTGGTGCATAATTCCAAGTCCTTCTTCATGAAACAATGCTTCTCAGAAGACTTCGGGATTCTGAACACCCCAAGCATCAAGACTACATTTCAAGGCTCATGCACTGAGGCTGGATTTGTAGGAACGATAGAGAAAAATAAGGGCAAACCAATAAAGCGCATAGGTCTTGCAGAAGAGTACTCAGATGGCATTGTGGCAATTGAAGAATTCACAGCGATTACAAGGGTATTAGAGCAGAAGCACTCTCTTACCTTCGAAGCTCAGCTCAATTCTGCGCTGTTCGGAGGAGATGTACATAAGAGATTAGCATCAGGCAGCATCAGCTACAAGACTAACGTTACACTGATAGCTGGTACTCAGATAGCGAAGTTTGACATAAGTGGAGGACTAGGTAGGAGACTCAACTACATCTACTGGGTACCATCTCCTCGTGACTTTAGGGCACTGATAGATGCAGTAAGGGAAGGTGCTAATATTCCATTAGACAAGAAGTCTCTTATAGAATACAGAAACGACTTAATGAACTTACAGAAAGCACTCGATCAGATACGGGCAATCACTTTCTCCAAGGATCTGTACGACTTCTTTAACGGTAGGCCTCATTTTGAGCATCTGATCTATAGAAAGATGGCATTAGGGTATAATTTGTTTACTAACCCTATTTCACCTTCTTATGAAGTAGTACTAGATGCTAGGCTTAAGATGTTGATCAAGAAGGCAATGCAGTGGAGAGATGAACTATTAGCGGATCCTGAAGGATCACAAGTTATCACGATACTCAAGAGGAGAGGAGGCATCATGAGCAAGGAAGACTTGCAGACTGAGCTCTTGAAGTACTCAATCAATTGGGAATCATCAAGCTATATAATTGACAAGCTGTTGAGGTTGAGGAAGATAAGGTGGACTAGAGGAGGCAAGCTCGCAGTTGTATAAGTTCTTGAAGAAGCATTTATGGTCTATCAGCTGTTTCACCGGATCAATTCTTATGATGTCATCTTGCCTCTGTCCTCATTTAATGTTTGAGTCTATCTTTGCATTAGGTCTCCTATTATTATTCACTTCGATAATTAAAATATGGGAGGAAGTTGAGAAGAATGCCTAGACCTAAGCCTGAAGAACCTATGACTCTCACCACTGTATATCTCCCAGTCAGATGTGTGGAATGGATACAGGAGCATGGATACAAAATATCAACATTCATCAGGCTATCCGTGGAGGAGAAGATAGAGAAGGAGTCTGGATATGAGGAGCAGATAGCGAAGACCGAGAAGGAGATAAAAGAGCTTCAAGAAGCTTTGGAAGCTGCACAGAAGAAATTAGCCAAGCTGAGGTACGAACAGGCTGAATTTGAAGAAAGAGAGAGGATGAAGCAGTTAAGGGAAAGGATATCAACTGCGATTCTGAACATACCTTATAGGGATGAGCTTGAGTGTGCAAGAGATTTAAGGGAGTTGGGTAAAGATATGGATTGGGAAGAGTGGAGAAAATTGGTTAAAGACGTATGGGATGAGATGAGGATAAATGGTCTGGAACATTAATATCATACGAGTTACTACGGTCGGAAAATGCCCTCGTAGAATTGAGCTTGCTTACAAAGGAGCCGAAGAGTTACCCATCCATTATCTGCAAGCTAAAGGCAAAATAGTCCATGCTGTCGTCGAAGATATATTGAGAGGGGAAGAACCAAAACCTGACTTTGGCATTCTTTCAGATGCGAAGAGAGAATTATCCAGAGAAGTTGAACCATTAATCAAGAATCTTCAAGACTGGATTGAGAATACTGAATATGACTTATCTAATGCTCAGCTTGAATTAGAGCTTGAGATGAATATGCAAGATGGTTATATACTACAAGGTCATCTTGATTTAGTAACTCCAGAGGTTATAGTAGACTTCAAGACTTCTACGAAGAGGAATACGCTAGCTAATAGAATGCAGTTATCAGCTTACAAGATACTAGCTGAACACAATAACGTAGCACACGATCCTAAGCTTGTGAATGTATTCTTAGGAGGCAAGACGTATAGAGAGTATGAATTAACTCCTGAAGAGATTGAGAGAGCTACTATACTATTCATGGATTCATTAGAACAACATAAAGGCATGTTGGAGTTGATAAAGAAGGGGCATAGAATGCCTTGTCACGTAAGCTTTGAATGTGTATTCTGTCCATTCAGACATATATGCTCCGGATTCTAATAAGAGGTGATGATATGAATAAGAAAACTGCGTTATATGGAGAGCTTTCAAGGCTCTTGTATTCTCTAGGACATTCGAATCCACATAAGATAAACTACATAGTAGCGAAGATGGTGAGAGCGTATTTCCAAGCAGTTGAGGAGTTGAAAGAGAATGCCTGAAACCATGATAGGAATAAAATGCTGGGATTCGAACCCGGGACCTCTTCGCTTCCACGCTTCTCCTATCATGGCAGGAATGATGGAGGTGAATCTAAATGATCTTCTGTCCTAAATGTAAGGTAGCAATTCTAAAAGATATTGGATCTACAGTCGGAGGCTATAAGCTGAAAGCTTGTCCCAACTGCAAGCGGGTATTCTGTGATTTAAAGGAGGCTTCTGAATGACTGTTCCTGATCCTGAAGATCCAAAATATTGGTATCAACTGATAAGAACCGATCTGTCAGGCAAACAGAGACATGGGGCTGTATCTATGATGTTCGACTACAAAAAATACATTAAGGATTTTCAGAGGTGGAAGGATGAACTGCGAAGAAGATTTTCATTATGCAATGGATGTGCATGGAAAGAAAAATGTCTAGAAGTTAGACTGAATGGGGAAGGAATTTGTCCCGATCTGCTTGCTCCACATGAAGTTTTAAAAGAGATTCTTGGAGAGGAGGCTTCTGAATGAACCTTAGAAAATTTCGTGAAGAGTTAGATAAAATGTGTAAAGCTGGACCTCCTAGTGACTACCAGAAATTATGGCATAAAATACATAAGATGCTTGATGAATTAGTATTCGACATTATTTTTACCAAAGTCTATTACGAACGGATTCTAACAGTTAATCCATCTGATGAAGTGAGTCAAGCTATAGTAAGGTTCTGCAAGATGCTCTTAGGTGAAGAGGATGCCAGTATTGCTTTTATTCATAACTCTGATAGCAGTGCTACTTAATTACAAATTTAACGAGAAGGAGACTTGAAGAATGAAACGGTATCGTGTTGAAACTAAAGATCTTGATATAACAGTCGAAGCCAAGGATAGAAAAGAGGCAATCCGCAATTTCTTCAAACTTTTGAAGCTTTTCTGGAAAGATTGGAAACATAAGATTGGTCAAATTGCCATAATCTACGATGAAGGTGAGACATATCCATTTCGAATACTCCCCAGCGTCTTCAATATGGGTCTAATCGACGAGGATTTAGCTATAGTGAATCTTTTAAGAGTATTCAAAGAGAGGCTAACTTCAAAGGCTGTACAGGAAGCCCGAGTCATGCTCTATGTATTAG